TCCGTCAACGACCATTGCTACGAACGGTTATAACGGTTCAGCAACGGCGGATACTCCGTCATCGGGTACTAGCGAGACCGGCTGGACGTTCACTTCACTTTCGGGCTTTCCGGTAGCTAGTAGTACGGCAGTACCGCCTACGCAGTTTACAATCGCTGACCCGGCAGCGCCAACGGAGCTAATCTACGTAACCAGCGTAAGCGGTAACGTTGCTACCGTAACCAGAGGAGCTGAAAGCACTACTCCGGTTACGCATGCAGCCGGTGCAACATTCGTGCAAATCGTCTCAGCTGGCGATCTAACGAAGCTTAAGCAAGCTACGGGAGCTATTACTTCCCCGGTAAGTGTTCACGGAACTACAACCGAAAGCGTTGTCTGCACGTACCAGCCGGTAGCTGGAGAGGTTGTTGCCGGAACGACCTTCGAACTAGTTGCTACCGGAACGATTCAGCTAACCTCTAACCCGACAATTACGTGGACGCTCCGCTGGGGAGGCGTTTCGGGTACCTCGCTTCTAGCGCTAGTTTCCGGTACTAACTGCTCGGCGCTAACCAGCTCAATGTCCGTTGCGCGGCCTTTCGATGTTAACGGTACCGTAACCTTTATCACTGCTACGTCGGCAATCGCGAACCTCAACTTCTGGTTCGGTATCAACGGTGCCACCTCGGTAGGAACCGGAGTGGCCTCCAGCGCCTCCGCCGTTACCGGACTAACAGCTTCTCCGGGAGGCGGTCCGCTGGTACTGACCGCTAAGTGGAGTACGACAAGTACGCAGAACTCCGTAGTCGTTCCGGGGCCGCTAGCATACCGGGCAGCTTAATGGTCACCGTCCTTTGCTGCCACGTCGGAGCAATTCAAGCGAATACCGCGGAAGCCCTAGCTAAGTATGCGCCACCGGTTGATTACGTTAATGTAGCCGGTGACCCGTTTGCATATGGTAAAGCGATAGCCTCCCGCTGGAGCAAGGGTAGCGACCTAGTAATTATCGAGCCGGATAACGAGATAACCGCTGAGGTAATTCCTTCGTTTACCGAGTGCTCGCAACCGTGGTGTACTTATGCGTACGAGATTTTTGCTCCGCCGTGGACGCGAATGTGCGATACGTGTCTCGGTTGCGTTCGCTTTTCCGCTGAGCTCCAGCGAAAGTTCGACTTCGAGTACCACGTACTAAGAGAGCCGTGCGAAACGTGTAATACGCCTCATGCTACCTACGGTGAACTCGACTGTCGGATTGCACACCTGCTAACTAAGCTTTACGGACTTTCGCCACACGTTCACGGCGAGGTGCGCCATTTGCACCCGTACCAGGCTGTCGAAGCCGGAGCGATAGGAGCACGTCAGCCGGCAATCGACTTTATAGGCGGATTTAAGCGGAGAGAAGGTACCTAGTGGCTATACCGGGTAACCTGCTCTCCTACAATGCGGAGTCGATGGAGACCGATATATCGGCGTGGGGAGTCGGTACAAACTGCTCCTCGTGTGTTCAATCGACCGCCTATGCTAAGGACGGTACGCATTCGGGGGCACTCACAGCAACGGCAGCTGGGGCTTGTAGTTCGTTTCCGAATAGTGGCGGCTATGCTACGGTTGTAGCCGGTACGGCTTACACGGTCTATACTTGGATCTACGTTACCGTTTCGGGTCTGTCGGCAACGCTTGCGTTCGACTGGTACGCCGGTACAACGTACGGATCTACGGTAACCGGCTCAGCCACTCCGCTAACGCAGAACGCTTGGACGCAAGTATTCGCAGGTAGCAACGTAGTCGCACCGGGCGGAACTACCGTAGTTCGAGTATATCCCGCTTTCACCGCCGGTTCAGCTTCGCAGGTAGGCTACTTCGATGAAGTATTCGTTGGCGTGCCGGTAGTAGCACAATCGGCATTCGGTTCAGCAGTTCCGGGAATTATGCAGCCAGGATTCGTTCCGGGAAGGGCACCGGCTCCTGCTACCGTTAATATACCCGGAGCGCTAGTACTTACCGGTACCGGAAGCTTTACCGCAGGTGCGAAGGTAAACGTACCGGCTGCGGCTTCGTGGACGGGTACCGGAGCTTTCACTGCGTCAGGTAAAGTAAACGTACCAGCGGCAGCTGCGTTTACCGGTATCGGAACCTTTACCGCAGGCGCACTAGTAAACGTACCAGCGGCACTCGCTCTAACTGGTACCGGTACGCTAACGCTAGCCGCCGTTGTTAACGTACCGGCTTCGCTAGCACTAAGTGGTACGGGTACATTCACGGCAGCAGCTGGCGTGGCAGGACCGATTCCGGTATCAGCTTCCTGGACTGGTAGTGGCGTATTCACTGCCGGTGCTAGTATCGATGTACCGCGTTCACTAGCACTGAGTGGAACGGGACTATTTGTAGCCGGTCCGCTGGTAAACGTACCAGCAGCTTTGTCGCTAAGCGGTTCCGGTCTATTTGTCGCAGGATCGCAAGTTAACGTACCGGCCGGGCTTGCCCTGACCGGCCTTGGAACTTTTGTCGCAGCAGCTAGTATAAACGTTCCGGCCGCAATGTCGCTAACCGGCACGGGCGTCTTTACCGCTGCGGGTCAGGTTGGCGGTAATATATCGTCAGCTGCGGCTTGGTCCGGAACTGGAGCACTGACAATTGGTGCTCTGGTTTCCTTCAAGGATTCCCTAGCACTCAGTGGAACTGGTGTCTTTACCGCAAGTGCTAGTATTAACGTTCCGCGATCGCTAGCACTTGCGGGTACGGGTGTCTTTGTCGCCGGTTCAATTATCGGCATACCAGCGGCAGTTACGCTTACCGGCATAGGTACTTTCGTCGCTGGCGGCTCCGTAGGCGTTTCGGGAGCGCTAGCACTATCCGGTAGTGGGCTATTCGTTGCCGGTTCGCTTATTAACGTAGGTGCAGCGGTAGCACTGAGTGGTACCGGCTTGCTTGTTATCGGCGTACAGGTATTCTCTGCGAATAGCCTGCCGAACTTTATCAACTCAGACGTATATATCGATTCGCTTCAAAGCTTGTCGGTAATCGGAGTACTTTATAGCACTTCGGTAGCTGATAGGCTACTCTCGTTCGGACTGCATAACTCTCTAACATCGGAGGTGACCATTCAGTGAGCACTCCGTACGGTTATTCCGATCCGCTCGGTTATATCGAAACGCGGATTATTCTCTCCCAGGGAAACGATGCTACGCTGACGTTTACCATAACGGATCCGAATAACAGCAATGCTCCAGTAGACATTACCGGTTCAACGGTTACGTTTACTCGTAAGAGTACGCGGTACGTTCCGGATACGGACGCCTCGGCTATTCAGTATAACGCTACTCTAACGGACCCGACCAACGGTGTATGCACCGTAGCAATACCTGAGACGGATAACGCGGTGTCCGGAGTGACCTGGTATCGCCTTGACGTATATCTCAATTCGAAGAAGCGGACCTCTCAGTACGGGCCGCTGGAAATCGCGGCGGTCTAAAATGGTCGAGCACGTTAGAACAGCAGCCGGTGAAGCCTTCTACAAGGAACCGATCGGTTCGCCGATTGTTCGACACGGAAGGACAGCTAGGCGAATTAACCCCGGTTCGCGTGCTCCCGTTCAGACACCGTCACAGTTTCGACACCCGAGTACTGGGGCTCCGATGGGTAAAACAGAGATCGGTGATACCTTCGAAGAGCTGTTTCGTACCAAGGGAGCTCAGCTACTTGAAGCTCGCTTTCATCAGCCTTACTCACCTATTGCCCACGCTAAGGTAAGGGGTAAGCGTACCTCACGACAAACTCCGCTCGATTTTAGGCTGGATTCGAGGTACGGTGGCGAGCTAAAGACGCTTAACGTTAACGCTAAGAACCAGAAGACGGCTATTAAGAAGGAAGAGCTGGAACGCAAATATACTGCCGTACGCGTCGCTGGTTTGCAGCCCCTTCTAGCCGTGCAAGTTGTCGATATGGATACCGGAACCGTAAAGGTCTATGCGCATCCGAACTTCGGTTCCAAGCGCGTTACTGCATTGGAGTATCTCGGTGACTACCAATTCTCGCAAGCCGATTTCCGAAAAGCCCAACAAGCAACCGGACACTGGGACCAACGACTCGAACGAGCCGCCGCCTCAGCCGGGTGATCGTGTTATCGAGCTACGGAATGGCGTCCCGCATGTCTATATCCATCCCGGAAAGGAATAAAAAATTCTATCAGTAACCAGGAAATTAGCCTGGTTAAATGGTGTGCCAGTGGATATAATGGAAGTGTAATCCGTTTGCAGGGAGAATTCGATGCTGGACCTGGCCAAGACGCCACCGAACGAAACGCAGGGTGCTCGCAAACGGCTTGCAGCTGTCGGGAACGCACTGAAAGACGGGAGCTTTCCGATTCCTAACGTTGCGTACTTGAAGAAGGCCATTAGAGCCGTTGGTCGCGCAGCGCCCGGTAAGCGTCCTGCGCTAGCTAAGCTAATCCGCAAGCGCGGTCGTGAACTCGGCGCAATGAACGTCGTTAAGGGTTCGTGGGCTGATAACACGCAGAGCGCAACAGCGATGTCGAACGCCTTGCGTGCGCAGCTCGAACTTAGTGGCTTTGACCCGAAGCGAATCCAGCGGGAGGTAGAGCTCACTCGACAAGCTTTTGCGGTATACGAGTTCGCCTACGACCCCGATAACGACAATGACGATGACTCCTCTCCGTCCGGCGATACCGATAAGGATTACGCCGGTTCTCCGCTGTACAAGAAGGTTTTCGCAGCGATGAAGAAGCGCGGAATGTCCGACGCTTCAGCTGCTAAAATGGCGATGAACGCCGTTAAGCTTAAGAACCGAAAAAAGAAGGCTCCGGCGGGAAAAGCATGAGCCGCTCAGGGAGTGGCTCCGTAATCGACCTGGTAGGTCCGAAGGGCTATACGCACGGCTGGCATTTCGTTGGAATACCCGGTACGGCACAAGCCATCCGCTTGGATGCCGCTCAGGCGGATAGTAATGGTTATCGTGCTGCTGCCCGTAGCCTTCGTATGGCTGCGGCTAGTGCACAGTTCGGTGACCATAAAAAGACGATGAGGAACCTTCTTGATGCGCAGTCGAAAACTAACGATGAGCAGCTTCAGGAGCGTATCGGTAACCACTATGGACAGCACCAGCGGGCAATGCGTCGTAAAGCTACGACAATAGTACGAAAGCCGGACCACTCGAGTGACTTCCACGCAGCAGCTAGTACGCCGAGGTCACTGTGACTGAACGCAAAGTAGCCACTCCAGCCGGAGAAGCTAGGTTCAAGCGACCGATTGGTTCGAAGATCGAGTCGATCAGCAATAGCACGCCGCAACGCCCGATTTCGGTTCACGCCGAGTGGCAGTTTCCTACGGTACCGCCTTCGATTACGCAGTCCGGAAGTGCTAGACGTACTCCACCGGCGATGGAGACGTTTACGCTTAATGCTTCGGATAGGCGACCTGCGGAGCGAAGGGAGGACAAGGAGCAATGATCATTTCGTTTGACGCATGTCGTCAGTGCGGTCGAGAGGCTAGCTACTGTACGTGTAAAGGCGGTCCGAAGGTACGATGAAGACGCTTACCGTTCTAACGCCGTACCGCAACAGTGCTGCTATCGACCTCGGTAACTCCCGCTGGAAGAAGCAGCTGCTCCCGGTAGGGGACATCGACTACAAGGGGCGTAAGCTGTCCTTTACGAAGGACTACCTGACGGAGCTCGCAAAGAGCTTCAAGGACAAGGCGTTCGATCGCATCCCGTTCCAGCTCGCCGGTGCGGATAACAAGCATACGAATGATCCGGAACGGACTCGGGGCTTTATCGAAGACGTCGAGGTCGATGCCGACGGTTTGTACGTTGTGGTTGACCTTACCGAAGCCGGTGAGAAGGTACTAAAGGACAACCCGTCGCTGGGTGTCTCCGCTCGGATCTACGAGAACTATGAGCGTTCGGACGGTAAGAGGTGGTCCGCAGCTTTGCAGCACGTTCTCGGCTGTCTTGATCCGCATATCGCCGGAATGAAGCCGTGGAAGGAAGTTGCGGCTTTGAGCAATCAGCAGAAGACACGAGTGCTGGATCTTACCAGCGCACATTTCGATGAGGAAGGAGGGGAGCCGGTGGCTCTTACAGACAGTGACAAGACCGCACTTCGTGATCTGCTGAAGAAGGTGCGAGATGGCGGAGACGCCATTAGCGATGAGGACATCGAAGGTCTGATCGGTGACGCCGAAGGTACCGAGGAAGGTACTAGCGACGAAGAACTTACCGATGAGGAGCTCGAAGCAATCATCGCCGAGGCGGAGGCCGAAGACACGGAGCCCATCGCTGCTTCGAACGGTCATGTCAACGGTGACACCTTGGAGCTGACGCAGCTTCGAGCTCAGAGCGCCGAGCAGGCAATCGAACTGGCACGCGTTTCGGCACAGCTTGCCGATTCCGCATTCCAGAACGAAAAGGCGGTCTTCGTCAACCAGTTCGGGTTTGCTCCGAGCGATATCGAGCTGGCGCGTCCGCTGCTGGAAGGCGAAGGACACGTCATCCAGCTTTCCGGCGGAGATGAGATCGATGCCGGTCAGGTGATGCGCCGGGTGCTTACCGAAATCGGTAAGAAGGTCAAGATGCTCGACCTGAGTGGCCTTCTCGGTAACGGTATGCCGCCTACGGATGAAGAGGTCGAGCAGGCCAACAAGGAGGAAGCTGATCGTCGGGCCTTCGTTGAAGGCGAAAAGCAGCGACTGGGTCTCGTTTAATCGCAGAGAGGTAGGTGAACTATGCCCGGTGTTATTCCGAACTATAAGGACGGTCCGACTAGCTGGCCTGTCTGCGGTTACAACGGAGTCGGTGCATCAACGGTAATTACCGGCGGTCAGCTGGTACATCCGAACGCCATTCAGCCAACGATGGTTGAGGCGCAGGGTGCCCTCGGTCTCGATACTCTCGGAGTTGCTGCATTCGATGCAGCGGCACCTAGGACGTCGCAGGACAGCCAGAACCCGGCAGTGATTTCGCAGCAGCCGGATATCGTGGCAGTGTACTACGGTGTCGATATTGATGTTACCTACGCCACGAACTGCGGTTGCGGTGAACTCATCGTGTGCGCCGCTTCAGGTGCAGTGCAGGAATGGAGTAACGCCAGCGGTGCGGCCCCCGCGTTCCCCGCAACCACCGTTGCGATTCAGAACACCACCGGTGAAGAGCAGACGGCAACGATTGCCGGTACCGGCGTGTTCTCGAACATCAGTATCGGCGCATCCGGTGCGGAGACCACGGTCTTCTCCTCCGGATCGCCTACCGCTGGCGATGCTAACGGCGTATATATCCTACCGCCCGGTCAGTACTTCGTTTCGACCTATGCCTCCGGTACGCCGACGTGGACGTGGGCGCCGGGTGCTACCACCGCTTCGCTGTTCTCGATGATTATCGGTCGGTGTTCGCAGCCGGGTGGCGTGAACATCGCAGCTAACGTGGTCGGCAGTGCGCGTATTGCCGCCGTCATCTAACTAATAAGGAAGGGAGGAGAACCTAGGGATGGTTAGCCCCACTTACCCAATCGTCAGCTCTTATGACGGTCAGCGGATTACCGTTGATGACTACTTGAAGGATCCGCTGCGGATTCCGGCACTCGTGCTGGACATCATGCAGAACGAGTTCATCATCGAGACCGTCCTTCGAAACGCTGGCAACAACGTTTCGGGAGCTGTTCGATACGAGCAGTCCACTCCGCTGTTCGCTAATAAGGATGCGACGATTCGAGCTGAAGGCGCTGAGGTGCCTGCGGTTACCGGCTCGGTCGGAGAGATCCTCGTGGCGTATAGCTATGAGCGGGCAATGGCGATCAGCGTTACGGATGAAATGCGCCGTAGGCAGCTGGTCGACCCGGTAACCCGTCAGCTGACGCAAGTAAAGAACACGATGATCAAGGACTGGAACCAGGCGTTCTTCTCCTTGCTCCAGACAACGATGCCGTCAACTCAGGTGTACTCGGTGCCGTCAGCCGAAGCCTGGGACGGTGCGGAATCGATCGGCGGTGGCACCAGCACTACCCCTGCTGCGCTGGTTAACCTGCCGTACATCATTCGCAACCACATCTCGGATGCGATTTACCTGGTCGATAACGCAGCGCTTCCTACTCAGCCGCAGAACTTCTTCGGCTTCGAAGCGGATACGCTGATCATCGATCACGTGGCTAAGCTGGCCCTGTTCAAGTCGCAGGACTTCGCTCGTCCGTACATTGGCGATGCGGCGTCCAGTTCGATTCAGTACACGGGTCTGATGCCACGACAGATCATGGGCCTCGACGTTCTCGTTTCCCGTCAGTGCCCGACCGGAGTGGCTTTCGTGTGCCAGCGGAACCGGCTCGGATTCGTTTCCGATGAAGTTCCGATGACCGCCACGCCCCTGTACCGTGACGAGCCGCACAAGAAGTGGCGTTCGGATATCCAGCGGGCGTCCGCTATGGGTCTGGATCAGCCCTTCGCTATCGTAGCGATCACAGGTGTTACCGGTGCCTCCGATGCCTACCCGGCTCCGGGTGAGAGCACTGGTGGCGGTAGCTTTGCCGGTGCCCAGTCCGGTACGCTTCTGAACTAGCAAGGGAGGTAAAGTGTCCGATACTGAAGTGGAGGCCCCGGCGGCCGAGCCGATCGTGCATGCAGTTACGCTGCGTCCGATCAGCAGCCACGGAACGCTGGTTCAGGCTAACCGGCATGTCCGTATGCGTAGGTCGCTCGCCGAGGAGTTCCTGCGCAAGGGAGCCATTCGCAAGCTCAACGATGCGGAAAAGGCCCAAGTGTACGGAAAGGGCAACGAGGAGGAGTAGATGAGCGATCCGTACGTACTGCCGCAGGACATTCGGGAAGCGGTTGCCCCGGATGGTAACGTGGTCGGTACGTGCGGTGAGCTCACTGACGAGCAACTCGCTAGGCACATCCAGCGGGGACAAGACCTTGTAGATGCAACGACCGGAACGACCTACACGGCGGACAATGCCCCGTCGCTGGTCTGCGGTGTGGTTATCGCGTTGGGGTCGTACTACGCAACCTTGGCATACCGTAAAGGTAAGTCTCTCGATCAGTACCACCCGGTCGTGTTGCAGTACCAGGATGCTAGGACGACCCTAACGCAGATCAAGCAGGGCCTGCTGGATAGCACGCCAACTACGGATGCCGATGTACCGCCTACACGTTCAGGTCCTTCGGTATTCCAGCCGGGCGGTTCAACGGGCGCTCAGACCGTTCCGATGTTCCAGCTGTCGGATGTCGGACTAAAGATTTCGCAGGGAAGCGACGATGGACAAGGACCGTCAATCGACCCTGCGCTGGAAGATTGGGGAATTATCTAGTGGGCGGTGACGACTAGTGACGTTGCACGCAAGACGTGACGGTCAGAACATCGTTATCGGCGGCAACCTTGGCGTCGATCTTTGGGTGCAGCAGAGCCGCGTGTCTTCGGTAGAGATTACCGAGAACGCTCAGCACGTCGAGTACTTCCACAGGCAGCTCGGCGATCTACTCGAAGCTGCTAAGGCGGAACGGGAAGACAACGCGTGAGAAACTGGTGGCGTGCTAGACGTTCTCGTCGGAATGCGCGCCGTCAGATTAGCTGGTCGCTTAGGTACATTCAAGGCAGGTACGGTGACACGAACGTTCGATGAGGGTCTTCGTGAGCTATCCGAAAGGGTAGGTCACGGGGACCTCGTTGGACACGTAGTCGTGGATCAGATCTATGCGCATTACCAGCACGAGCGCCTCGATCTGCATCACCCGCGCGGCGGAATGGCTAAGTACCTAGAGGTACCGCTTTACGAACATCGTGACGAGTACTTCGAGGAGATTGCCCGGCAGGCCTTCGAAGAGGGCGGGCTTCACCGTGCGATGCGGGATGCTGTTGAGGACCTTGCCGGTATCGGCGGTGTCGAAGGTCATGCACCGTTCCTGTGGGGCGATCTTCATCACTCCGGTCACCCTTCAGTCACGGATAACGATGAGGTCGTTTACGAGCGACCTCCGCAGGTGCATCGCTTGACCGAAGAAGAGCTGCGAGAAAAGGCACGGCGTACTCCGCTGCCTCCGGAACTTCTTGGCTGGATCTGGTGGCACGTTGAGCATCACGAACATCCGCCGAACTACAAAGGCGGTGCGTGATGCCGGCATTGACGGTCGGAACGCTGGTCGATTGGCTTGCATCCCTTTCGACACTTCCGCCCACTCCGCCGATCAGCTGGCCTGCGATAATGATGGGTCCGTACATACACGAAATGCCGGATCGCCTAATCACGGTGACCCTTTTGCCGGGACTCGGATACGCAATGGAAGGAGCCGTAGACCAGCCTACCTTTCAGGTGCGTGTGCGGAGCGATCAGAACAACCAGGCCAGCGGTGAGATCCTCGCTCAGGATATCGATTTTCGGATTCTGAATGCGAAGTTTCCGGTAACGCTAAACTTCGCCAACGACCTAGTAAGTATCGACACCAAGGTGTCGTTGGTGACACGCGCCGCTGGTTCGCCGGCACCGCTAGGACCTCCGGATCAGGCTTTCCGCTATGACTATACGTGCACGTATCGTGCTGTGATTGGAGTGTGAAAAATGAGCGAAGCGTGGGAGGACGAAAGCAAGCCGCAGCCTACGCTGCCCTTGTCGGTGCCGCAAGGCGATGCACCACCGAATCCTCCGGGTGCCGGTAGGCCAGCGGGAGAAGAGGTAGTGGCTACCGAGAAAACGGAAGTGGAAGGACCGAAGCTGCGGGTGGTAACGCCTAACGCTATCGGCTTCATCTGGTGCGGTATCGAAATCGGTACGGACTGGACCCCGGTCAAGCCGGATAGGGTCGGACCTCTCCTCCGTGCGGCTCGTGAAGCCGGTATCGACATCGAGGAGCAGTAATGGCGAACACTACACTGGCTCCCGTAGCAATCAGCCAAAACGGTGTCGATATCTCGAATGCGGCGCTGGTTTCGATTACATCGGGTAACGGTATTGCCTTCGCGAACAGCGGCAACCTCGGTGTTATTATCTACAACGGTAGCACGGGCACGCTGATCTGCACTCCGGTTATTACTGCAGCGATCGAATCGGTCGTTCCTACGAATACTCGTACGGTAAGCATCCCGACAACCAAGTCGTGGATCCTAGGACCGTATAGCCCGGCGCACTTCAACCAGAACTTCCAGCCTGGCGGGACGATGGTTATTACGCTTTCCGGCGTAACAACGACCGTAGCTGCTGCCGTCATTTCGATTCCTACCGTTTCACCGTAAGGAGGATAACCAGTGGCTAACCTCGGTACCGAGTTCATCCCACCGGCATACGATACCACGCAGGTGCTGTACGGAGTGGCTTACCTCTTTACGGCACCGTACGGAACTGCTCCGCCATCGCTGGACAACTACGGTGACTCGACTCAGTGGGCTACCAGCGGTTGGACGTACAATGGCGCAACGGACCAGGGGGTCCAGAACGCCTTCACGCCGAACATGTCGCTGATTCAGATCGAGGAAACTCCGATTCCGGTTGCCTCGCTGGTTAGTACGGCGACCTTCCAGATTACCACTACGCTTTCGGAGGAAAACCTCGTCAATATTAACCTAGCATACGGCGGTGGCGGTACCATTACGCCTTACGCTGCCGGTGCAGGTCAGCCGCAGATGCAGGTACTCAAGCTTTCCACGAACTTCGCACTGCTGGCGTGCGCACTTCTAGGGACGAATAACCTCGGCTACCCCCGGGTGTACTACGTTCCGAAGATTATGTCCGCTGGTACCGTTACGACCAACTTCCGTCGTGCCGCGAATGCCCGACTTTACCCGATTACGCTGAACGCACTGTGCGACCTCAGCCAGATCGCGATCTCGGACTTCCTGGCCAACGCTACCTCGTAAGGGGAAGGCGAAATGGGCTTCGATGCAGGAACAATTGTCGAGCCGCTCGACTGGGACTTCACCAGGTTCGATGCGGGAAAGGGAACGATACCCGAGCCGTCCGACAAGGCTATCGATACTCTATTCAAGGATCTCTCCGGAATGTCGAAGAATGTCCTGGAGCAGGTCGGTATTACCGATAGTGATACCTCACCGGAGGAACTGCTTATCGCGCTAGCTGACCTTCCTGAGGATGCAACTATCGGTATCGCGGACGTCATGAAGCAGATGGCTAAGATCTTCGCTAAGCTGTGCAAGAATCAGCCTAGCGAGGCACAGCTGCTTAAGCTTCCGCTACGTATCCGGATGCGCTTCTTCGTTTGGCTTGCGGGTGAGCTGCGCCCGGAAGACTTTGGCGCCGCTACGACGAATCGGGCTCCGGGCAATGGTCAGCTACTGCAGCTCCCGCCGATGCGTACAGTGAAAGGCGCCTGATCTACTACGCCGCAAAGCGATATCTTGGCTATGAACCGGAGGAATGGGAAGAGCTCGAGTGGTATAAGAAGCGAATGTACCTCGAAGGCTTTCAGAAGGAGGGTGCGATGGGCAACCCGGATGCGTCTCCTTCTACTGCTCAGCCGGGTACGAATACCAGCGGCGGTCGACAGCTAACGCTTGAACAGGTAGGTATCAACGTTACGCCTATCTCAGGTAAAGCTGATTGGCTAGAGAAGCCTCCGGAGCTACCGATCGCAGGTAAGCGGCTATGACATTCGATGCCGGTGCAATCGAGGCTACGCTAACACTTAAGCGCGACCAGTTCCAGCGGGATGTAAACGCTGCTAGGGCCGATTACGATAAGCTGCGCGCGGAGCTTTCTAAAGACATTACGATCAAGGTAAAGACGGATGTCGAGGGAGGTCACCGTAGCCGAGTAGAGGCGCAAGGTCAGGGGCTACTCGGAAGCGATCCGACACTCCTTAAGAAGCTAGAGCAGTCCGCAGCTGCGCCGGGTGGCATCGGTCTTATCGGAACGGGTACCGACCAGACCCTGCAGCGCCTGTTGCGTCAGCAGTTGCAGAACCAGCTTAGAGGCGGCTCACCGCAGCTCGGTGCCGGAGTTAGCGGAACGGATACCCAGCGGGTCGTACAGGACGTTACGCAGAATGTCGTCCGTCAAGCCACTGCCGGTACGGTTACGCAGAATGTCCGACAGGTACAGGTCGGTCCCGGGATTAGTGCACCTGGAGAGGTTACCGAAAAGGTACGGGTGCAGGCGGACGATGCCTCAGCGGATGCCGCCGGTAGTGAGTCGGGGTCGCACTTTAGCTCTAGCTTTAAGTCCCGTACTATCGGGCTAGTTACTGCTATCTTTAAGGGAGGCGGTGGCGGGGGAGGAAGTAACTCGGCTGACGATGCCGGTCGCAACTACGGTTACCACTTCATTCGTTCGTTCCTTTCTAATACAACGTTCGGTAAGACCGGTGCACTAGCAACCGGTATTGCTTCGGCAATGGCTACCCTTCCGGCACTTGGCGGCTTTACCGGTATCGGAATGGGCGTCGCTCTTATCGGTGGCCTGACCGCTAAGCTAGCAGCTGCTAGCCCGCAGCTAAAGAGCGCCTTTACTAGTCTATTCGGCGGTCAGAATGCCGCTGGCAAGCAGGTAACGGGATCGCTAACTACGACCATTGAAGCAGCCTTTGCTCCGATGGTACCGGCAATTACGAAGATCCTTGGTCAGGTAACGCAGCTCGTACACGCAATTCTCCCGCAGCTGACCAGTATTTTTAAGACCATCGCACCGCAGTTGCAGCCGATCTTTAATAGCCTTGCCGGCGTTATTAAGCAGGTCCTCGATCTAATGTCGGCAGCGGCACCTGCGTTTGCACCGTTCGTTGATACGCTACTAGGACTCGTCAAGGATATCTTCCCGGGACTGATTGAGCTCGTAAAGGCTACCGTTCCGGTGATGGGTACCCTAGCACAGGTATTCGAAGAGCTGGGTAAGGACCTTAGTGGCTTCTTCCGAGATATGGCACCAGCGGTGGCGGACTCGGCTCAGGTGCTTAAAGCCGTTCTCGGAGCAATCGGACAGTTGCTACCGATTATTGGAACGCTCGCCAGCGTCTTTGCTAAGCTTCTCGGACCCGTAATTGTTGCGTTTACTAAGGCGTTCGAAGCAGTTGAGCCGATTATCGTTTCCGTTGGCGAAGTACTAGGAAAGCTGGCTGCCGCGGTAATTGGTAGTTTGGCTAGCTCCCTAAAGCTGGTAGCCGACCTGATTATTGCGATCTCTCCCGGCTTGAAGGTATTTGCGCAGGCGTTTGCTAGTGTCTTCCAGGTACTCGAAAATTCCGGCGTTATGTTCGTACTAGCCAATGCGCTTGACGAAGTTCTCAAGCCACTGGCTAAGGTAATCGAAGCTCTTCTCGTTGGCCTTGCACCGGTACTACCGCAGATCATTAACTTGTTTGCGCAGTTCGTTGCGCTGCTAGCCGGGCAGGCGGCAGCCGTTCTATCCGCGCTCCTGAAACTGCTTCTCCCGCTGGTACCGACGTTTACTGAGATTGTTAGGTGGCTTACTACCCTACTCGAAGGCGCACTTAAGCCGATGCTTCCGGTACTAGCCGGACTGGTAATTGCATGGAAGCTTCTTACTCTTGCAATGGCGACGAACCCGTTTGTGGCAATAGGTATTGCAATAGCTATTCTCGTAACGCTGATCGTGAAGTATCATGCGCAGATCTGGAACGTAATTGTCAAGACCTGGGACGCTATCGTAAGCTTCCTAAAGGGAACGTGGAACGACTTTCTCAACTTTGCTAAGCAGTGGTGGCCACTACTTCTCGGTGTCGGTGGCGTAATCTACAAGTATCACGAACAGATCTGGCAGTTCATTCAGAATATCTGGAATACGATATTCGGATGGCTAAAGGGAGTATGGAATAGCATAAAGAATTTCGCTAACGACGTTTGGTCCGGTATGAAGACCAATGCGTCGAATGCGTGGAATTCGATGTTCTCAACGATCAAGAACGTCTGGGGCGATATCGTAAGCTTCTTCGAAGCAATACCCGGTAAGATACTCGGAGCATTTAGTCGCCTCGGTAGTGGAATGTACGCTATCGGTAAGACTGCGATAACAAGTATCTGGAACGGTGCCAAAAGTATCGCAGGAGATATCGAGCACTTCTTCACTAGTTTTGCTGACGGAATCATTAGCATCTTTAAGAAGATTTGGGGCTGGTTTAGTCCTTCGAGCGTAATGTTCGAAGGAGGAAAGTCACTAATGGAGGGACTGTTCGGCGGTATTAAGGCACATGCGTTTAAAGCGGAAAACATCGCTGCTCAGACAGCAGCCGGAATTACCGGAGCACTTACGCCAGGCGGAACAGCTGGACAAAATGCTGCGCTGGCCAGACGAATGTACCCGGAATGGAGTACCGGACAGAACTGGCTAGCGTGGAACGCTGTCGAAATGCGTGAAGCTGGCTGGAACAGCCGTGCACAGAATCCGGGTTCCGGTGCGTTGGGCATCGCTCAGGCACTAGGTCACGGTGTTCCTGGTGGCGGAGGATCTCTCGGTAACGAGTACGGTGGATACGGTCTTAACCTTTCCGGTGACCGCTCAGCTAACAGCGGCGGTGCCGGCGACCAAATCGTTTGGATGCACAACTACATTAGATCGATATACGGAACGCCGGAAAAAGCGTGGGCACACGAACAAGCGTACGGCTGGTACGACAAGGGCGGACCACTTCCGCCAGGAACTCGCCTAGTCACTAACCGTACCGGAGGAATGGAAGAGGTACTAACTCCGGAAGAGCGTCGTGCGTTTATCGCACTGGCAAAGGGAGCTAACGGTGACGACATTGGACGAAAGCTTGATCAGTTGATTGCATGCGTTAAAGCCAGCGGTCCGCAGATGGGCGCCGCAATGGGACGTGTTCTTAACGGCACGGCACATCAGGCAATGACTGCTTCGATTCACGGAGCTGCGCAGACATGAGCGACAGTCTCGTTATTGCGAACGCTATCGAACTACTAGGCGGTGGCGTTAACTGTACCTTGCCGCAATGCCAAAGTGCCAGCGGGGTCGGTTCTATCTTCTCTTTGTCGCCCGGCTATGACCAGGGTGCGCCACTACCGATTGTCGATACTACGGTAGAGAACATTCTCGACGGAGAGCGCCCGTTCGGTACGCGAACCGGTAATCGCTTGATGACGCTTCCGATAGTCATTCAAGCTCCGGACTACCCTACGCTGGCCAGCTCGCGGGAAACGCTACTTCAGCTTATCGACCAAGACGAATTCATCATAACGTGGATTCGCGATAACTATGCCGCAGGAACGCCTAGTCCGGCCGTTATTAGTAACGGTAGCTTTGAATCGGGTGTCTCCGGTTGGACCGCCATAAATGGTGCAGGCCTTACTCAAAGCTCAACGTACGCACATGGCGGTACGTACTCGGGACGCATACAGCCTAATGGTTCGACCGCGTACCCGTCAATCACTGGTCCGGTCGTTTCTATATCTCCAGGTCAGGGTGCAGGGTTCAGCATTTGGGCGCAAATCACCGCTGCCTTTACTTGCTATATCAGCATCCAGTTTCGCAACAGCTCGCATACCGTTATCTCAGCGGCTACGGTTCAAAGCAACATAACACTGCAGTCAAGTGACGGCTTTCAGCAGATTAGCATTGCGGGTATAGCTCCAACCGGTGCCATTGAGTGCTTTATAACGATCGGCTTTATCGGTACTCCGCCTAACACTAACTACCTTTACCTTGACGACGGTGCCAACTCCTCCGCATCCGCATTTACGGATCTGCTTGCGGAGCCAATGATCTACAACTGCTACCGTGCAAACCAATCCGCCCTTGACTACTCCAGCAGACGCGATCGTACCACGTACGTAGGAACGCTTACCCTTAGCATACCAGCGGCACCGTTCGGTCGTAGTGAGCAACCGCAGACCGTTACGTTCGTCAACCCGCTGGCTGGAACCGGATCGGCTCCCGTTTCGCCGGTGACTATTGAGCAGTTCCAGAGTAGTTTCCCGTCGCTATGGAAGGGTATTAGCTCCGCCAAGCAAGGTAACGTAGCTGCGCAGTATACTGGCTATACTAGGAATAATAACTGGGCAGTGTACTCGAAGACCGGCTTGTCGCTAAACCTTACCGGTCAAGCTTCGCTCGGACACTGGCTAGGCTTCTCGGCTGATCCAACGGTATGGGGCTGGAACTATCTCTGGGGTACGACAAAGAAAGCCGACATCCACCTATTCTATACGCTAACCGATAGCAACGGACTTACGCTAACATTCGGTAAAACGTATCAGGTGCGTGCCAGCATGAAGCTTTCTGCTCCGAAATGGCAGTACGTAAGCGTACCCCTACCTTCGAGCACTCAGTTTAACTGGGCGAACGTCACCGGCTGGTCAATCACGATTACCAACTGGAAGTCAGCTCAGAAGCTGCGGTATACCGTCCCGTCGCTGGACGTTCTCACGGCTAACCCGGTGTCCTTGAATCCGGTGACGAATAACCGTGGCTATATGTACCAGATTAATGGTGCTCTCGGTACCGCTCGGACTCCGGTATCAATTCAGGCAGCTCAACCGCAAGGCTCCGGAGTAGCCCAAACCGTTACGTTCAACTCTCCCGGTAACTATCAGTGGACGTGTCCATTCGGTGTCAGTACCGTCTCCGTTCTTAATACCGGCTCAGGTGGTAACTCGGGAGATTCGGAAGGGGCTAACGCCTGCGCTGGCGGAGCTGGCGGTGGCGGAACGGCAGCTAACGCTTCAGTAGCGGTCACCGCTGGTAATATGTATAGCCTCTACGTGGACTTTCCCGGTGCGCAAGGTACCACGACGTTTACCGGTGACTCCGTAACGGTAACTGCTAACTCGGGTAAGAACGGTGGTAATGCACTAACCGGCGGTTCTTCGGGTACCGCAGGAGCTGGAGGAGCAGCAGGTACGGGAGGACATGCCGGTGGTTCGGGAGCTGCCGGTGTAGGCGGTAGCGGCGGGCATTCCGGCGGTGGCGGTTCAGCTGCCGGTACTTCTGCCGCTGGTAATAATGCGTCCGGTGCTACCGGAGGTGCCGCAGTTACTGGCGGTGGTCGTGGCGCAAACGGCGGTACACTACCCGGTAACTACGGCGGCCTTAACGGCGGTAACCCGGGAGGCGGTGCCAGCGGTAACTCCTCCGGAACGGGAGGTACGTATCACTACAGCGGTACCGGTGGTAACGGTCAGGTGCAGCTGACGTACACGCCGGTATATCCGCCATTCCAGACATGCTTGCTACACATTCCGGGTACGAATACGCCGGCAAACCTCATGCCGCTAGTAGGTGTCGGTAACGGCGGCGACGTTCCCAATGGCGGTACCGAGTACGCGGTTTCGTCCCTTGACCCAGCGGCTAACCCGCAATTCAACGGCACGTATTCCGTAGTGCTTGTAGCCTATTCGTGGGACACTCCTGCTAATTCCCGTACGCTTACTGTTACCGTAAAGCAGTACCCGAATGACGGCGGTGCTGCTAGCCCCTTGTCGGTTAGTACGACAATTACGCCTAACAACCTACCCCTAGGTAACGGATTCGTAACAGTAGGAGAGATTACCCTCCCGGTTCTAGATGTTGCTCCGGACAACTACCTTGCGTACTACACGATTACCGTAACCAGCACGGATACCAATGATCGCTTCTTGGACTGCTTCTTCCTGGATACGCAGGGTCAGCTGGTGCTAATTAGCTCGCCCGTTACCTATACGACATTCTACGTTGACGAGCCTTCGACCCTTCACGACATCGGTAGAGTTCTTGGAACGCAGCAAGATCGAGACTCCGCACAATCCGTCCTAGGTAGCAGCCTAGTAAGTGGCGGTCCACTCCAGCTTCAGATTCCGGATACAAACTTGCTTGCGTACTGCATCGAAGGTGCACCGAACATCGTTCTAGTGTACACGCCAAGCTGGCGTACCGATAGGACGATGTAAATGGGCGTTCAAGTCGGTACTCCAACGTGGGCGCGTGCACTTCGCGAGCAGCTTATCGAACTCCAGCGACGCTTTAACAACACTGCGTTTGCGGATTCCTGGCAGCCGGTCGGTAACTTTGCGAATGGCTGGGGATCTTCATCGCCTACCTTCCAGTTTCGACTGTCTAACGACCAGCGAAGTGTTCTGCTTACCGGTCAGGCAAGCGTCGGCACTACTACTGCGGACGGAACTACCATTGCCGTCCTACCGGTCGGATATCGACCGCTACATAACCAGTGGATTATGGCTAGGAGAGATAACTCGGTTACGTATAACGACGGTGCCTTCCGTATCGATAGTAGTGGAAATATTGCTTGCTACGGAGTTACTACCAGCGCACCTGCAACAACTAATATGTCTGTCAACAGTAGCTTCCCGATCGACACCTAAAGAGTACCCGAAGCCTTAAAAAGGAGAGAAATGACACTCGGTAACTTTACCCGTGCGACTCTTGAAGCGCGTGCTACGGAGCAGCTTAATCGGGCAATCGACGGTCTCTACCAGCTAATGCTGCTCGACGAGCGTTGTGCGGTAGAGCTAGCTGCCGGTACGCTTGACACCGCCGATTTCTACGAGGGAGATACCGTAGATAAGGCCAACATTCTCGGAATGCTCGACCAAGCAGCAGCTACGTACGCGTGGCTTACCGGAGGCGGTAACGTAGCCGCACCTTCCGGCGATCCAATGGCGTACGCAAAATCGATGATCGGACTCGGTTAGTTAGAAATGGTCTGGCGTAGTGCACTAGCTCAGATTCGGACAAAGCGTCCGGACGGTAGCGACCCCCGCTGGTTGGGCTCGTACGGTATCGTTAACCAGCTGAAGTATAGCTCTACGCGACCAGGCGGGGATGCGCAGCTTACGTGTACGCTTAATAGCGACCCGGCGTATCGCGTTCCGGCAATTGATCCCGGTAGGTACTGCGAAGCGTTTCTCGGTGCTAGTCGTATCTGGTACGGTCAAATGACGGAGCCTGTACAAACGGCTACTGGCTGGAACGTAACGGCTAACGGAATCGGTACGCTCGGAGCCAACTTCCTTGACATCTGGTCTACGTGGAATCAGAACGACGCGATAAATGAAGCGATTTCGCGAGGCTTGCCGTGGATCAATCCCGGTATCAGTAGTGGCTATCTCGGTCAGTCCGTGGATAGTGGGTCGCAGTCGATTACCGACTTCCTTAACGGAATGATGATTTCGCCTCCGCAGATCTGGTATCTCGATCGCAGTGCTACCTTGCAGGTGACTAGCGTACCAAGTACGGTAACGCGTTTGCTAGTGGCTACCGTTGGTCCCGGACGGACCATTAACGCTGACGTAAATACTATCTACGTGAAGTATACGGCTACCGACAATACCAAGAGCGGCGTTACGACATACGGACTTACCTCCGTCCAGAATGCTTCGCTGGTTGCGGCACACGGAGAAAACGAAGATTACATTGACCTTACCGGTCAAGGTGTACTCTCGGGTAGTGCCGCTCGTAGCATAGCCAGTGACGTACTATCAAAATACCAGCGGGCACCGTTCTCTACGGCTTTCACTGTCGCTCCGGGTCAGTACCTAAACGCAGGCGGTACTCCGGTGGATCTTGCGGCCGAGCAAGCCGGAGAGGTAGTACGCCTACTGATAGTTGACTCGCCATTCGGTGGCGAAGTAGTAATGGGTCCGATTCAGTTCATGGTCGGACAATACGAATACGATTCAACTACCGAGCTAGGCTCAGTAACACCGTACCTATCGTACAAGACTGACTTGTCGTCCATACTGTCACAAGTTCTAGCACAGAGGGCGAAGTGAGTGTCGAAAGTCTGGTTTCGCTAATAAGTGGCGGCAGCGGTGCTCTTACCGTTGTTGTTATTTGGCTTACGCTTATTCTTTCAGGTAAGATGCATACTGATACGGAGTTTGATCGGGAGGTAGCCCGTGGGGATAAGCTAGAGGAAGCATTGAAAGAAAAGGACCGAGCCTTGGAGGCCGCTATAGCGCGTGCCGATACGGCCGTACACGCTTCGAGTCTTATTGCGGAGGCGCTTACCGGTGTACGCGTTCGAGGAGGAGACTCTCGTGCGATTCCTTCGCAGGAAAGTCCGTGATTGCGATCTGGAGAAGGCGGAAGTACAGCTAGAGGATGCTAGGAAGTTGCGCTCGGAACAGGAGCGGAAGTTGGAACAGGAGGACGAGGCAGTGCGCGTACAGCTAACGAGACTTGCCAACGGTAACCATCTTGCCGAACTAGCATTTCAGGCGCTCTCAGATAGGTACGGAAAGAGCTAAGGTGTCGCTGAAAGTATTTCGGACCTTGGTACTTCTTATCGTTGGTGCCGTACTAGCTTTTGTTCTTCCGTTGCGCGATGCTGACTGGATCGGTACGCAGATCGTACTCCGTGCAGCTTTCTGGGGGTCGGTGCTTTTTGTTATTCTGTATACATGTCTTACTCCGTGGTGGCATAACGTTGCCGGACGTATGTACGTTTCACTGGATCTCGGAGTAGCTCTCGCTCTTCTTGGACCGATTCTTAAGCTCGATTTCGGAGTTACTCTACCGGAATGGCTACTTATTCGTTTTACAGTAGTAGCTCTAGGTGTCGTAGCCGGTACGGTACTATCTCGAACGGTGCTTCTAGGTCACCTACACGAATGGAAAGTACGCCTACCGTGGAAGCACTATCGGTAAAGATTTTATAAATTGGCTGTTATTTTGCGCCTTGCCGAATCTGTAAGTGGCTGTTAGGCTTTCCTCATGAGCAAATTGCTGGTTGTCGACTATGCCTTTCAGCATCCGACCATTGCGCAGCTTAAGGCAGCTGGCGTATATGCCGTTGGTCGCTACTTTGGCGAAGGTTCGCAACCGCCGAAGTTCCTCGACCATTCGGAAGCGTCGGAGCTATCGCAGGCCGGAATTCGCATTATTTCGTTGTTCGAGTACGGGGCGAAGCAAGCACTACTCGGGGCTAAGCAGGCGTATGAGGACATTCGCGTCTTCCGCCAGCAAGCACGCTCCGTTGCACCGCCGGACGGTCATCCGATTCGGTCGGAGCCGTGCTACTTCGCGGCGGACTTCGATGTACCCGACTTTGCGCCTCACCTCTCGGATACTCCGTCAAATGCGCGTGCTAAGCTCGGGCCGCTGGCTGACTACTGGTACGTAATTCAGGCGGAGCGAGGCCTGCACCTTTCCGCTGCGTACGGCGGGTACTGGCTAATCAAGCGACTATTCGATGCGCAGCTTATCACGTACGGCTTCCAAACCGTTGCGTGGTCCGGCGGACATATCGATACTCGCGCACAGCTTTACCAGAATGGTTCGACTGCCTTCGGGGGATCAGCCGACGTTGACGTCGAGGAGCATCACTTCGGTTCCTGGACGCTTACCCCGTAAAACTGTCGTGGACGCTGGCCTAAACTAGCGTTCTCAAGAGGGAGGACCTCAATTAACACTGCGTATCCGGGCGTCGCCCTAGCAGTGTATTTCGCTTAGGGTCACGCCGAAGCACGAACAAGGGAAAACTCGTGTCAAAAGCTTGGCTAGCTCCTACTCTTTCAGCTATTACCGTCCCGTTCCTTCTCACCGTCCCTTCGCATTCCGCAATACGTTCGACCGAGGGTGTGCCGGTTAGGGCACTTACGCATACCTCCTTCTCGGAGCGAGTGCGCACTAAATGGTTCTACTACGTTCGTCCCGGTGACACTCTCAGTGCACTGGCTAAGAAGTTCTACGGACACGCCTCCCGCTGGCCCGCGCTATGGCTAGTCAATCGGTGGCACAACAAGAACCCGAACGTCATTCGTGTCGGTGAACGCCTAACCCTCGAGTCATGGCACCCGAAGAAGAAGTGGATTACCGAGACGGCTCTCGCAGCCATTCCGAAGCCTGTCCAGCGGCACACGCGACTCGCCTCCGTGCAACACTATTCGGGCTCGCACAGCTACCGGTCTACGACAACCGTAAGCGTCGCTGGTATGGGCGCATTCCAGGCGTGCGTTATCCAGCACGAAAGTGGCGGTGATGCACAGATTTGGAACGCCAGCGGACACTGGGGCGCCTACCAGTTCTCGTTCTCTACTTGGGTCGCTCATGGTGGCGATCCTGCTCTGTTCGGTAAGGCCGATTTCGCCTACCAGACCGAGATCTTCTGGAATACCGTCCGAGCCGATGGGACCAGCGACTGGGCTCCTTACGATGGCTGCTAGCCTACGCAAGGGCCTAGAGGAACTACTCAACGAGCATTCCGCCGAGAACGGTTCTAATACGCCTGACTTCATCCTGGCAGCCTATCTGACGGACTGCCTTGCTACCTTCGATAAGGTAACGCGTGCCCGAGAGGACTGGTACGGGCATCGACACGTACCGGGTCAGCACGAGACTCCCGGAGAAAACTCGCAACTGGAGCTTTAATGAAACGGCGCATTATCTTCGCGATAACCCTAGCGTTTACCATCGTAGCGCTGTTCGCAGCGTGCCAGAGTACGGGTGCTAGTGCATCGACATTACCCAAACGCCTAGTAGCGTTCTACTGGGCCCGGACACAAGCAGGTAAGCCGTACGTGTGGGGCGGTACCGGTCCGTATGGCTACGACTGTAGTGGCCTGGTGATGAAGGCGTACGCCCACGCCGGTATTCGCCTACCGCGAACGACCTACGAAATGCTAGCCGACGTAGCCAGCGGGGAGCTTCAGCCTACTAGTCATCCCGTTAAGGGCGACCTGGCCTTCTACGGTAGTGGACACGTAGAGCTATTCGTCCGCTGGGGACATACGTTCGGCGCACACGAAACGGGACAGCCCATTGGCTGGATAGCTTACGGGTGGGGATGGGTCCCGACAATGTTCTTCCATATCAGGGGTGCCGGGTGATATAACCGCATGGGCAGGGCAGGCGTTAACCCGTAAAGGTCCGGAGGTGCTCAGGACTGGAACGGTTAACGCCTGCCCCGCCTGGCCTTTGGGTTCGCGATGACAGGACAAAGTAGATGTACGGTGTACGACGTTTCACGAACACGGAACGTGAAGATCTTATCAGGCGAATAGTTGCGAATCACGGAACGCCGCAGCGAGTTCTTGCTCGGCGATTCGGCGTAGCTCAAAGTACGATAGCTAAGTACACTGCTATTGCGTATAAGCGCGGTCTTATTTCGAAGGAAAGAGACTAACGCTTTCGCGGCCTACCGGTACCGGCAAACGAAGGATAGTTAGTATCAACAACGGTACCGCGGCCTTTACACGTGTCGCAAGGAAAGCCTGCTTTATGTCCACGCAGGGGTACACGTTGCGTCGGTGTCTCCGGCGTATTGCGTAGATAGCCAGCGCTCTTACAGTCAGGACAAGTCTTACGCGAGGGCATCCCGGGCCAGGAAACAGCTACGGTAAAAAACCGCCACTTAATCCGACGCCACAGACCGACTCTCTTCTTCGTTTTCGGTCCTGTTGGCGCAGGCATTACCTTACCTCCCTGCTGTCGCCACCGTTAATGTTCGCTTCGTATAGGACCTGGTTTACTTCCAGCTCGATTGTCTTACTCGGGTCCTGGTCAAAGACCTCTACTTCTGTGGGGAGGCTAAAGGTGACCAGCACCCAGATTTTACCGTCCCAGTTGGTCTTTCGCGAGGGCTGATAAGCGTCTACGGGGTGTGCCGGACAATGGAGAATCGAAGCCGGCGAATTCGGGTCCGCCATCCAGTGTCCGTTAAGGGTCTGCATTGTGGCACGGACCTTCGTCCAACCAGCTGGAAGGTCACCGTTAACGGTAAGCTCCTCCGCTGGGTGACCACCGACCATGCAGAACGCGGTAACCGTTGGCTCGATGCTCATCGCTTACTCCTCTCGGAATGCTCGGAACGACCCGCCAGCTACTTCGTCGGGCGTATCGTCGTAGCGGACAAATATACCGTTCTCGGTGGCGTATTCCACCGTAGCAGTGCGCCCACTGATGCGATTTCGCACTCGCATTCCGTTCAACATAGACCGATCTCCTCGATCTCGCTTTGGGATAGGTACTCGAGCTTGATTAGGCACTTACGCCACTTGCTACCACGTGGTCCGTCGTTCGGGAACGCGTTTACGATGGGCTGGCACTCGGCACACGGGTCTTTGATCTTACCGAATCCCATCGCGTGACCCCAGGCTGCCTGGGATGCACACGCGTTACACAAGCCAGCTATCTGATAGCGCTTAAACTTACGCTCCCAGACACGGGCCTGTCCGATCGTTTCAGGTTCGACGACACGCTGTCGGGCCTGTGCCCGTTGCTTCTCGAGAGCTTCGCGCTTTCGTGCCCTCCTCGCAGCGGTGCGCCTGGTAACTATCTGTGTAGTGGTCTTTCTGCGCATCTGGTCACCTCCATACTCAGTCTATCCGATTACTACATTCCTGTCAAGATATCTCCTTTTTTCCGCCTCCGAGCTTTCCTGCGCCAATGTCAACGCGCTTTCCTGCCTCGCGACCAGCGTAGCCACCTTCGTTGTATCGGGTAGATGAGCGCCGTCCCTTACGTAGTTCCGCATAGACACTTTCGACCTCCCGCTGGACGTCCAGCGAACGGTCACGCAAGGCGATTTCGGTTGAGGTGCTGCTGGCTCCGCTTTCCTTTTCCGCCTTAGCGTACATCTGACGCACTCGAGGCAGTACTGCGTTAGCAAATGACTGCCACCACGACCTACGATAACGACGATAGAGCCTCCCCGCTGGGCCGTGATACGAAGCAGCACACGCGCGTTCGCCTTGAACTAGCACAGAGTTCCATAGCATGCGGAACATCGTTACGTCGCTCTCGAAGCCGAACACGTGCGCCTTGTACTGGCTCGTACCTTTCTCGACTACGATCATCTTACAGCCCATCGCCTTGCTAATACCGTTAGCGAGAACGTCGAGCTGAACCTGCGGCTTACCGAACGTGATAAAGATACTCTTCACTTTTTCCGGCTCCTCGCGGGGTGTACCGGTTTTGGCTGCCAACGCTGCATCGATATGGTACTTCGCGGCCATTGCGAAAGCACTATCCCGAAGGGCATCAGCCTCCTTCTCGAGCTCTGGCGTTAGCCCCTCCGCCGGCATATTGCGGATATGCTCCGCCTTCTGAAGAAGCTTACGTATACGGTCCAGCTTGGTCGTGTTCACTTCTCCTCCTTCTGTGCCAGGTAACCGAGGAAGTCCTCGGATGCTCTTCGCTACCGTTCGGGTGCCAGCCCCACCGGCTCGATTTCCCTTGCTTTGTCGGCCTCGCTGAATGTCGGGAACGGCGTCACGCGGAATACCTTGAGCCACCTCTCGATAATCGCCATCCGCTCCAGCACGTCCCGCTGGTAGTCGGAATCGCCTCTCGAGTCGTGAAGGTCGTCCATCAGGTTCCCGTAGAAGTCTTGCAGGACCTGCTCGAACGGTGCCTCGCGAACGTATATCTCACCGTCCCAGTCATCCATGATCTCGCGCATGACATCGAAATCGGTAAGTGGACCTTTCCTACTCCGGTCCGGTGTCGGGTTTACGTTAGTCATGACTGTGGTCCTTCCTTAACGATTGCGAACAACCGACCGTAGATGGCTGCGAAAAGCTCTCGCAGTTCCTCGGTGGTCAGGTCGACCACTGTCTCCTGCTGTGACGACCAGCGAAAGCGAACCGCGCTTTTACCTTCCCGCTGCGCATGCTTGTCGCGAGCTTCGGTCACTTCGATCTTATACATTGCTACTCCGTCTTGTGAATCGTGAGCTGGAACTCGCCCTGTCCGTGCGGCATGGTCACGACCAGACCTTCGTTGTTCGTCATCAGGTCTTCTTCTGCGAACGAGGAAACGTGTGCTTCCTCATCGGGATAGTTATCGGCGTGCTCGATAAGCACTTCGGTGAGCCACTCGCGGAACTCTTGCTCGTTCATTGTCAGATCTCCTTTCCGGCTTCGGGGTCCGCCCGAACTGCTTCAACGAAACTGCGAACGCCCGTGGTATGTCCCGTTTCGACCAACGACTCGTGCGGTCCGTATTCGCTCACCAGGTTACGCACCTGACGAGCCTTCTTGTTCGGCAACTGATATACTTCAGCGATGGCGGCGACCAGCGCGTTGTTAGCTGCCTTGTACGTGCGACTTTGATAGCTCGCCAGCGCGTTGTTATTCGAAGTAGCTACGGACCAGTAGACCTCTGCGATCTTCTGAACCGTGGCCTCTTCGAGGTTGCGGGCATAGCTATTCGGCTGGAAGTCCCACGGCGTGGCGTAAACCGAGGGCCGCTTTATCACCGTTTCGGCGTACTTCCGGCTCCCCTCCCACGCTGAGCGGTACACCTTGACGTTGTCATCGAACGGGTCGACCGGACGGCCGAACTCCTTCTTGTACCACGCGCTGAATGCACGATCTTCTGCGGTCTGCGTAACCTCGTTCATGACTCGATCTCCTTTACCATCGTGAGGCTGAAACCGCACTCCACGCCCTCGCTGTCCAGCGCACCGAACGAACCGAACTGATCGGGCTCTTCGATGGCCACGCAACCGGTTTCGAAGTCGGTGCTGAATCGCGTTCCGGGGTGTACTTTTCCGGCCCACTTCGCATTGGCTTCGCGGATTACCTTTTCGCGCCGCTTCATGTTCACTTGGTCACCTCGGGTAAACTACGGGGACGACATCGCCCTCGCTGAGGGTTGCGAATCCGGGAAGGTACTGCTTGGTCACGGATTGCGGGTCACGGGTGTACCGGGTATTAGCGGGGGCGAGAACACCTTGTGCGGATGCCAGTGCCCTTGCCTGGTAGGCGGAACGGTTACGCCTTCCCGTACCCTTCTGCCACGCTTCCACGCGCTTCTTGGTGACGGAACCCTTTCGGCTTCCAACCGCTGTCGGGTTCACGACCTGCTCGCGGACCGTTTCGTAGCCGTCCACGACCCATTCGCGATCTTCCCCGGGGACCCATTCCCGCTTACCCTTAGGGAGCGGCTTCCAATGTCCCGGGGTTCCTTCGGTCCAGTGACCCTTTTCCTCTACGGTCCTGAGGATGGTGGCCATATCATGATCCCTTCGTTGTTCCAGTTGTACAACTGGTACAACACGGGGAGACCGCGGGTTTATGCCCGGGGAGCTGTGACAAGACAGACGCTGGAACCGCTTGACATGCCGCTGGACGCGGGTGTACCGGATCGTTGAGAGTTCAACCAGTTACAGGAGGAACCCTGCCCGGGGCACGTGGTTTGCATCGCGCCAGCTCAGGTGGTCGGTGTCTGGTGACCTGCATGTCTGTCCACGCCCCGAGAGACCGCGTCCTGAGCTGGGTCTTTGGGCAGGGTATACTGCTCGATCTGCGTGTCCACTTTGGCGGGTTTTGGCGCAGTTTCCTCTAGGTAAAGTGCGTACGCGTAGGTGGCGTAGTTCATCATGTCACGATAGGTGTCTTCTACCGATTCGTTTACCGGAGCAGTTCCTCTACGCCTAAGGGCACGTAGTCGCGCTAGCTTTTGAACAACGTTAAACTCGCATGCTTCGTATCGATTAAGATCGAACTGCTCAGCGGTCATCGCAAAGTTGCTATCCCACTGATCATCGGTGTCCGAGTAGTCAGCGCTCTTCGCTTGGAAGGTACCGACCATCACCTTGATCGCATCAACCAGCGGAGCCGGTATCCACACTTCTTCGCCGCTCTGCTCAATTGTAGTATACCCTTGCATCGCCACAACGCTCTCCCCACTTACTAGAATAGCAAGACCTGGCGGCACTCGCTTGTCTGCTATTACGTCAAACCAGTCCATGAAATGCCTCTCTCGCAATAGCCCGGATTACGTGGCTATGATGCTGTAGCAGCATCTCCGGAACGGCACGATACAGCATCTCATCCGTTATCCACGCTACGCACTGTCCAGCCCGACTCATATACTCCCACTGACACTTGCGGTGATTATGCCATACGCCTTCCTGTGTCGTATAGATCATAGCACTCCGGTCCACGGCTCTAGGTCGCCTAGGTTCGGGCCTACCTTTATGTCGATCGGGAACTGCGCATCACCGGCATCGAATGGCGGGTCGGTCATTACGTCGGTGATTACTCGAAGCGCCTGCGGTAGCGTTGCGATCTTAAGCTCGAATACTACTTCATCGTGAACTGTGTACAACGGAAAGCCGAGCTTGCGCCTTCCGAGCTCCTTTTCACACCGTACAAGGGACATCGAGCACATATCTCCAGCGGTGCTCTGAATCGGGAAGTTTACCGCCTGATTCTCAATCTCTCGCCGAGTTTCATCCGTAATTAGTCCCCAGCGGCGCTTTCTACCGAATGGCGTGGTCAGTTCACGGGTACGGAGTGCTTCCTCCTTGCACCACTGGTGGTACGCATAGTAGTCCGGATACCCGTCCCAGAACGCGTCAATATACTGCTGTGCCTTCGCCTGACGGACATGTTCGGATACGTCAACGCCACCCAAGACCTCCAGCAGCGGACCACGCGCAAGCGTAAAAGCACTGCGGTTGTAGGCAACACCGAAGGAGACCCGCTTCGCAGCATGACGGTCTCCGCTGGTAACCGTTTCTTTTGGCTTGCGGAACATATACGAAGCGGTGTTCGCGTGAACGTCTCCGCTGGACAGCGCAATTCCGAGTTTCGTGTCGCCACTGAGTGCCCATGCTATCCTCATTTCCAGCTGCTTAAAGTCAGCTGAAACGATTACGTAACCCTTTCTCGCCGGGAACATTCTTCGTGTTTCTTGTGCGAAGTCCTCATCTGCCAGCTGGCTATGAGCTCCGTAATGCGGTAGCACTTGAAGTAGCGGTCTAACTACCAGCCTACCCGTTACCGTATCACCATACTTAAAGTCGGGATGAATTAGGCCGTTAGGATCGAGAGCTACCTCTCGCTCAATGGTCTTAACGTATGTTCGGTGCAGCTTATCGTAGGTACGCAATCGCGACATCAACTGACACATCTTAGTGTCGGAGTGTCCCATCAAGAAATCTTGATCCACGCTACGAAGACTACGACCGCCGTCCCACTTAGAAGTGTACTTTCTATTAGTTGTACCATCGGTCGGGCTGAGCTCAAGTACATCGTACGCCAAATGAGCCAACTGTAGGTGACTACGAGGATTAAACAACCCGTCTTTCGCCTTAGCGATCTCCGGGTAGAGAGGCCAGCCAGCTTCAGTAGCCAGCTCTTGCAGTTCCCCCGTGAGCTCAGCTGCCTTTCCTCCCCAAAGCTCGTTTAGCTTATGCAATTGTTTCATATCTATTTCGAAGCCACGACCGGCTATTCGACCGCACGTCAATGCCAGCGGCATAAGAACGTTACGGCACAGGCCCATCGTGCCTTCTTCACGAACTATGGCGGGAAGTACCCGATTGAGGTGCCAACCGAGATAGACGTCTTCAACGCCATAGCGCGCTAGGAATCGCCACTGCTGCTCGTTTTGCGGGCCTTTAGCATGTCGGTAGCCACTGTTCTTGAGGGCCTTTTTGTACGCAGGTGCGTTGAGGTAAACTCGCGATAGTGGCTCGAGACCGATTGCCTGTTTGCGTTCCGACAAGCCAATACCCAGGACCATAGTATCCCGTACGTTATCATCCGGAGGACACATTCCGAGATTATGACGAAAGACTCGGAGGTCGTAAGCTGCACCGTTATGCATCGTCCAAATGATACGCTTATTGGCAAGTAGGCGACGTAGATAGGCTGTGCTGCGTTCGTTTTGTGCGGTGATATCGATTGCACAGGCCCTCTTTCCGTCGTACATCTGATGCATCAGCCAGCGGTCGCTTTCCGGGTGTGGCCAGCGGCCCGGTGATTGGGATTCAGTGTCCGCGGCAATTGTCAGTCTGCCGTAAAGTTCAGCCTGTCGCTCAAAGTACTTGAATGCCTTTATTGCACCTTCGGGAGTACGGAAAAACGTCCAAGGGAACGGTACCTTCGGACTCGGATCAGGTAGGTCCTCAGCACCCGAGAGGAAGCGCGATGCACGGTATATCGCATTAGCGAAGTCCGGAAAGCGCGTGTCACCGCCACCTCCCCGAAGGATGGCCGCTGGGTGCCAGGTCGGTATGAGCCATACACCGATATCTTCCTGCCACCATAGCGTTCCGATTACGTTTGTGAGGGCTTCTCGTGAGCCACTGAGCTGCTGCCACGCAATCTTTCCTAGGACAAGTACCAGCGAAGGACCCCTGGCCTTTATTTCTTCGATAAGCCTAGGACGGCAACTAGCCAGCTCTGCGGAGTTCGGCTTGATATTGCACTGCACCGAATTCGTGCCATAGCACTCACTTCGCTTAATGTCGCATTTTTTTAGCGTTGCGTTCAGCAGCTCGCCTGACTTACCGCTAAAAGGACGACCGGTAACGGTTTCGGTATCTCCGGGACCCTCGCCAACGATAACCAAGCGTGCCTTCGCTGGTCCGCTACCGCCGCACCATCCTCGACCCTTACCCGGTATCCAAGGACAGCCGTGACAACCGTTACTTAGTGTTCGTTTCACCTAGGGCAATCCCTGCGTTCTCACTACTAATTGTGCCGGTTACTACCATTGTAACCGATTTCTTGCTTACCGGCAAGACGAGCTTAGCTGATCTCGGCATGTGCTGACAATCGCACCAGGTACCGCCGGGACAGCTGCTATGGTCGTCTGAAAGACAGCATACGCGACATATCATGGCGTGTACTCGTATTCGGTAGAGTCTTTTACGCCTGCGCCTCGGAACGCCGCTCTACGAGCTCGACAGCTTGAGCATTCCCCGCAGTGTTTTTCTCCGCCCCCGTAGCAACTCCAGCTGGTCCACGGTACCTTTAGCACCTTCCCGAGCTTAACGATCTCCGTCTTAGTTAGATTCTCGAGAGGCGCAACAAGATCGATACTACGATCGTTTACGGCATACGGAACCAGCGAGCGACACTTGTTAAGCCATTCCTTCTCGTTGTCTGCATACGCATCGGCCGCTGTAGCGTTAATACCGGTTACGATACGAGCGTAGTTACCTGCCTCGGCATAGCTAAGTGCGTGCGCCATCAGTACCGTATTCCGTGCGGGACACCATTCGGACGGCACACCCGCTACCGGAGTCGTTTCGATATTACCTTCGACCAGTGTGGTATGGCTAAAGGATGGCAGCGGATGCTGTACTGCTCCGGGTAGCTTACCGAGTGCGTGTGCAATTTCGCACGTAGCTTTCCACTCGGGTACGGCTGCTCGCTGACCGTAGTCGAAGAATAGCAACGCTAGTGGCTCATCGGGAAAACGTGCGGCTACGTCGTACGAAGCTACTAGGCTATCCAGGCCACCTCCGCACAGTATCAGCGAGCCGCTACCTTTCTCTACGGGTAGCGGGTACGTAGACAGTATACCCTCGCTGCTTAGCATTCCGTAGAGATTCGGACCCATCTCGAACGGCTGCGGTGAACGCGTCGGGTGGTAAAAGCTTTCGAAGTACTTCCGCTGGCTGGCTACTCGTACGACTCGACCTAGCGAATCATACAGACCGTAAAGTGGCTTGGACGTATTCGCGAAGTAGATACGGTTGGGCTGCGAAACGTGAAACGCTAGTAGCGCGAACTGTCCTTTGAAGTCGTGAAGGCAGGAGAACCCGTCACGACTAAGCGTATCAGCTACTTGCTGACCGGTAAGGCCGACTACGATACCGTCTAGCGAAACGACCCAAGTGCGATCGTAACTAACGAACGGCGGAACGGATTCGGCTTTCTTAAACGAATTAGCATAGTCGCCACTATACGCGCAGCCGATTAGCTGCGATGCTGTACCGTCGAATTTGGTCGAAAAGCCGGGCTCGCGAAGCGTTGAAGCTTTTCTTTCAATTGAGCGATCTTCGGCGATTTCACCGTCACGAATGGTAACTAGTCCGAGTCCGTCGCGACCGCGATCTCCGCTACGCTTAATTTGCATAAACGTGTCGTGGCGAATACCGGCATCGTCTGTCCTAATTAGATTCGCAAAAATACCACTCACTCAGGTTCACCTTTCTCAGCGAAGACGGACCACCGCTCCAGATACCACTGGAGTCCGGTACTTACCCCGCAGTAGTTGAAGTAATCTACGCTTCCGCCAAGGGCTTTACGCCCCGGATACGGACGGTTTATCGGAACGTCCTTCGGATACGGAACGGCACTATCCCAGCTGGTTAGCCACCAGACAGCGAATTTCGAAGCATCCGCCGTTCCGCAATGCTCCTGAAAGAACGGGTCGATAAGCTCGCTAGCTGTCTCCGAGATACCGAGGAGGTGATACTTTGAGGTTTTCGTATACGTATTAGTAAGTAGTCCTTCGAGTCGCTGCTGTCGAAGATTTAGAGCGTCCGCATCGCTTAGTTGCCGTTCGAGAGAGATACCGAACCAGCGGCAGCCGTATCGCCATAGCTTTTCGGCGCACGCGAGGTACTCCTTCTGCGTTTTACCGTGCGGTACTCCGATATACTCCGGTGTCTGGTTAAGCGTCTTTCGAAGCAGCATGCGAATTGCTATACCCGCTTGTAGTAGCGTTTCGTCCGCGCTGTCGATACTGTCCGGTAGGACGACTGCGGAAGGTCGTAGAATCTCAACGGCACCCAACCACTGCTCAAGATCGATATCGAGACGTTCGTGAGCCGGGTAATCGAGAATGACCGTATGTCCGCTGGTTACTAGCCGACAGTAGAAGTCTCGATACTCTTCGTCATCCGTTATCAGATTCGCCAGCGCTAGATGCGTTGTCTGTTGTTCCGGTAGCTCGCTCAGCATCGACGTTGGAACCAGGTGCGACAGCTTCATCGGTATCCTTTCATTAGCGAAAGAAATTCGCTTCGTGCGTTGTCACTTGTCTCGTGAACGCCACGTACTGCGCTGGTAACGGTGGACGCATCTCCGTCACGAACTCCTCGGAAGCTCATGCACATATGCGTAGCACTAACAACGACCATGCAACCTTTCGGCTTAAGGAACTCTTCAATCGCATCGGCGATCTGATTCGTTACGCGTTCCTGAACGGTAAGCCTTGTCGCGAAGTATTCGACCAAGCGCGCCAGCTTGGATAGGCCGCAGATACCGTCGTCCGGAAGGTAACCAACCCACGCTTTACCGTTTACCGGCAAGAGATGGTGCGCACATAGTGAGCGATACTCTACCGGTCCAACGATAACTAGCGAGCCGGGGACGTTCTCGGGAAATACCACTTCGAGTATGCGACCGGCGCCATTTAGATCGACTGCTTCGAAGTCCATCAGCCATTCAGCTACGCGAGCAGGCGTCCGTTTCATGTGCTCATCGGGCTTGTAACCGAGCTCTTTTAGAATGGACTGTACGGCCTTTTCTAGCTTATCAGTGTCCACGCGAGTTACCCCAAATACGGATATGTGTACGATCGGTGAGATTCCAGTGGCGTGCCAGTACTACAGGTGCAAGGAGTTTCAGCCCTCGATCAAGCTCTTCGATGGTCGTGGCGCACGGCATTAGCCATACGTCCCCAGGTGCGATGCGGTGCGTTTCTACGATAGTTTCGATTTCGCCTATATCCCTAACGAGCTCGGCGGAGCTACCGAAACGCGTTTCAGGTACGAACTTCCAGCGGACTCGATTCTTAAGGCCGCAGTAGGCTTCAAGCACGTCCGGCTTATAGGCCTTTTCGACCGAGTTACCGCTGGAACGTAGCTTAGGCGATACGTTGAAGCTTACGTTTTCGAATACTCCGAGCTCGTACGGTGCGTGCGTACCTGCCGTCTCGATTTCGAAGCGCGGACCGTTCGGTTCTTCGTTACACGCGCTGACGAGTACCGCAACCGATTCGAGTTGCAGCAACGGCTCGCCACCGGTAATAACGACCAGCGGAGGCTTACGTGTACGAATCTCGCTAACAGCATCGAGGATCTGTACCCGACCGAGCTCTTCAAGTGGCGTGTAACGCTTACCGCTTTCGTGCAGCTCGGCCTTGTCGCCGAATGCCCACGTGTACGGAGTATCGCACCACTTACACGATAGATCGCACGACCCTAGCCGAACGAAGAACGCAGGCGTACCGCTGGACGGACCTTCGCCTTGTAGGGTATAGAACGTCTCACTAACTAGTAGCCAGTCACGCGCCATTGCTATACCACGCAATCGTCTTAGGCGTTTCGCTTACGCCTACCTTCCACGTTTCCGGATAGGTATCTCTTGCTATGTCATAGAAGTGCTTGGCCAGGTTCTCGGCTGTCGGATTGAAGCCTATCGCTGGCGTAGTGTACGTTCCATCTCCGGAAGTAACCGGATCTCCGTCGAGTAGCGTACCGTGTCCTAGCCAGCGGTGGTCGAAGTACGTATCGATATGGTCCTTGAACTTGTCAAGGTCACCGAAGTCACGAATCCAACCTTCCAGCGGCATTACACGTGCTTGGGCTAGCACTACCGTTACGACGTAGTTATGTCCGTGAATGCGTGAACACGGATGATCCGCTGGTAGCTTATCCAAGCGATGAGCCGCGCTAAACGCAAACTCCTTGCTGATGCTATACATTGTTCCTCTCTAGGTAACTAAGTACGTGAGCTGCTGCCGCAATTTCGTCCTTACCTCGAATGTCAGCCGGTACGTTGCTAACGTTCGACAATCGAGCATCCGGCATAACCATCGCAACTGCTATTCCGTTGTACTTACAGCTCCAGTAGATAAAACCGAGAACTGCTATGGTGCGCTTACGATATTTAGTAAGCCTTCCCGATCCGCGAAAGTCCTCTACGAGTACCCGCGTTTGCGAACGCGGATATCGACAAATGATACTCCACACCGAGTCCGGCTCGACATATTCTCCGTGGATAATGAACCTTCGATCTTCTACGTTGTATACTGCTATACCGGTGTATACTCCACCGGGATCTACTCCGATAACAAAACGTGTTAGCAACGTAACTCTCCCCTCAAGGTCCGGCTCAGACGGGCATGTCTCAGGAAGGTCCGTTTGAGCCGGACGTTCAAGGAAGGTTAGCTAACCTTCACGCGCACCAGGAACGGATTCGTGTTGCCCGTGTACATCGCGTCCACGTTACTGCCGCTACTACCGCTGTTCATCCGCCCCAGTCTCCTTGTCCATCGGTGTCGGTGCCGAGAATTTCGGCTACCTTGTTCGTCATACGCTCCGGGTCGCGATAGTGCGGCTCTAGCGTAAGCCTAGCCACGCACTCCTGACCGACCAGGTCTTGCTCGTCGAACTCGAATGCTCCTTCCTCCGGGAACTCGAATCCGAGTCGGATAAGCAGCTGCTTGAAACGCCCGAGCTGCTTAGTCTGCATGGACGTATTCCAGCGGAGCGTACGCTCTTCGGGGTCCTCTCCGTCCTCGCTTTCCTTGGTCATTGCCAGGTCGAGGTAAAGCGCGTCCTCTCCTGAGCTCCTTGACGGCTTGATTTCCGCCTTCGTGATGATAGCCGGGTAGTTTCCGGCTTCCCACGGTTCCGGTCCACCGGCGGTAACGCCAGTGAGGTCAACGGTAACCGGCATGGGGATCCTCCTTTGACCCTTGTCGGGCGGGTCATTTGCCCGTACCTATAGCATATATCAGCCACTACGAATGTGTCAAGACTGCTTACGTATTACTTCGGGTACGAACACCCGGTAACTAACCCTTCCAGCATCGATAGCTTCTTTAAGAAGCCTTTCGCGAGGGTTCGATACTCGACCGGTGCGTCGTGTCTTTACCTCTAGAAATACCACCTCGCGTATTTCGCCATCTTCCAAGCCATCGTATACGATGAAGTCAATGAGCTCTCCGATATGTCTAGCGTCTTTCGGATTGAACGCGAAGCCGGGGAGGAAAGGTGCCATATGTTCCGCAATTTTCGCAACCAGTGCGGACCGTGAGCGTTCATTACTCGCCTTTCGATCGGCTCGCTTTGTCTCCGCCCATTCCAGTTGTAGGCGGTGACGTTCTTCTTTCAGCGCGAGTGCGGCTTCGTCTTGTATACGAAACGTCCGAAGATTAGCTTGTTCTAGCTGCTGTCGCAGCTCAGTTATCTCTGCGTTCTTCTCCTCCAGCATTGCGGGATTGATACCCGTAAACGGCTCCGGACGCTTACGAACGTAGAGAACGACAGCTACGATTACGAGTATGGCTATAGCTGCAATTAGGAAGGGCATTCTGCGTCCTGATAGCGTGCGACGATGTTTCTACTGACTTCGTCAATGACGGTAGCAAGGCCGGTGCGGTATACGCAGGAGATGCAAAGAGTAAAGCGCGTACCGTTCCATAGCCTTATGTAGTTACGGCGTACGCCGTACTTCCGTCCGCAGAGCTGACAGGGGCGTGGCGAAATGCGTTGAAGTAGCTTAAGAATCACTTCTTTACCTCCGGCTTCGGGTATGGCTTGACGCCTTTAATGTGGTCGATCATCTTGCCGAGGTCGGGATCGACGATTTCCAGCGGGAGTTGCGGTCCGGATTTCGGCTGATGCACCTTTGCGACGATTTTTGCGGTGTTATGAAGGTACAGCTTACGGTGCCGTCCGACTCCCGGGAGCTCCAGCAGACAGCCGACATTGCTGACCCGCTGGTAAGTGCCTTTGACGACACCTGGCGTGATAGACATGCGAAGCACAAGGGGACCGTTTTCTCCGTCCTGCTTTTCTTCGCTGTGCGCTGAGAAGACAACGTTGATACCGGTCTCGCGTGCTGCCATGCACCAGTCCTTGACAATGCCGAGAACCAGGTCGTTAGCCTCTCCGAAAATCTGCCTACCATCGCGGTTCGGACTGCCTCTTTCCGTTACGTTCTGGTATGCCAGGTCGTACATACCGTTAATCGTGTCGAACGCTACCGTCTTGAACGGATGCTTTCTGCGTAGCATTTGCGCACTAAACGCACTGATCTGCTGCCAGCTCTTTACGACACCGCCTTGCTTTTCACCGGGCCACGTCATTACGTCATCGCGATCTTGCAGCGAGGTAAGGTCCGGATCGAAGTTAACGAGAAGCAGGTCCGGTGCAGTAGCCAGGAGTGTCGTTTTACCGACCCCCGGTGGACCGAACAAGGCCAGCGAGAGGCCTTGGAAGTGTGCGACCTTACTGACCGGACTCCACGGGGCCGCTGAGCTGGACGTGGTATCGGGTGCAGTAGTACCAGCACTGGCACCATTCTCCGGTGCCGCTTCGGAAGGCGACTTTACAGGTGGCTTCGGTTTTGTTACTCTCGGTGGCGTTGTCATCAGATTGCCGACCCGAAGGCGGTCTTACGTGTCTCATTTTTTACCTCCCGGTTAGGTAGAATTAGCTCAGCGACGGCTTCCGGGAGTTCGGCATTTAGATCGTCCGAAATCTTCGGAAGAATTAGTATCGGGATATTTTTACTATTCACTTTCGAACTCCTTCTTGCAGGGGCTACATAGCCATTCGCCTTGTACGCGATTCGTCGCTGGGTCACCGCACGCGAAGCACGTTTCTACCGTTTGCACAGTACACGGACAGTCGGGGCAGATGCAGCCGGCCGGTCCGAGACAGCATCTATTGAGGCATAGGCAACGGTGGTGCTTTGAGCTACTGAAGTGCGGGAAGCCGTTTGGCTGATGTCCGGGCGCAATACCGGCTCCTCGCTTGTGCAGTAGGCGTTCACGCATGTCTCGCGTTTCAGCGTAATCAAGCGTTACCGCAACGCCGATACTAGTTCGTGAACCACCTGATTTCGTACCGCTAAACCGTTTTCCCATCGGGTCACCTCTCCCTTTGAGTTTAGCAGAATTAGTCCTGCCTTGCAAGCTCAAAAAGCCTACGCGTCCAGCGGACAGGCATCGGATAGATTCCGCTGGCGAAGTACTTCGCTTCGCGTACTTCGGTCTCGGTCATCGCACTAAGCTTCGGGTAGCTGGTCGGTTGCTTTCCGGTCTTCCGCAGCCAGCTAACCAGCGAGCGTACTCTGCTGATGCTTTCCATCTCCGGCGACATTAGCTGCTCCTACCAATGCAAGTGAATGATTTCGACGTTCCAGTGTATCGGTGTTGCTGTCTTGTACGTTTCCCAGTACCATTTCGAGAATCGTGCATCGTCAGCCTTTTCAGGCTTAGTTTCGAGGAAAGCGTGAACGGCATCCAGCGGGAGGTAGACAAAGCCGAAACCGAATAGCTGACAGTACGGGTCGTAGCGATTGACCCACCACATTGGCTCATAGGTACGATGTACCCATACCGGCTTTTCAAGTGCAGTGCTTATCGGGTAAAGCTTATACGGTGCAACGTGTACGATTTGCGGCTGGTCTTTGCAGTACTCGATAAAGGTCTCTAGGGCTTCCTTCGTATATGCAATGTCCCACTCGATGAGTATGCTATCTTGCGTTAGCTGCTTTAGCACCGGCACGTAGTTGTAGTCCGACATCTTAATCTGCGGTGTGCGATTATCGTATACGTAACGCCTGCCCAGCGGAACCGAATACGGTACCGTTCGAAACACCGGTATGTCGAGATCACGGAATGCCCGCTGGTCAACGTCCTGCTCGTCGTGCATTCTCTGGCGAAATTCCTTGCCGAACTCTGTCAATGTAGTACGGCGAAATTCCTTGCCGAACTCTGTCAATGTAGTACCTTTCAGTTTTGGGTGGGGCAGGGTCATCATGGGTCCAACCACAGCACCTACGGGTTTGGCTAAAATTCCTCAGGTGCTCAGGACGGTGCCTGTCACCGACTTGGTCACATTGACACGCTCCCGGTCTGACAGCTGCAGTACTTGTGTAGCCGGTCAGACAGTAACTGGTGCACCGATCTGCAATTCGATATTGTCACCCAGGTCGAGGGTACTTGCATGTTCCTCCACTGCGACACGGGCAATACCGGCGGCTGACTTCGGTGCAAAGCCGACACGAACAAGGCGGCCCATCAAGCGAGCAACTTCCTTTTCGACGTTGGTGAAGTTGCGCATCGTCCCACTGCCGTTACCGGTTACGTTAAGATACCCCTGACGCGTCCACCAGTCGATCTGCCGGTAACTTACGCCGATTTCTTCATCTATTCTCATCGACCGAACACCTTCCTCCAGAAGTTGCTACGTTCAACGATTCGCTTCGCACAGGGCGAATCCGTACCGCAGACTATACACTTGTTATGTCGTACGATAGAGACGCCAGGTATCGGCGAACCGCCTTTAAGATCGCTATGCTTAAGCTTGTACTGAGCGGACGGCGAAAGGTTATCGCAGTGGCTTTGTAGCCAGCGGAGGATTTCGTGGTCGGACATACCTTCGGTACCGTATACCGCCGGAGCGTACGGATACTGCAAGCCGAAGACGAGGGCATATTGAAGGCAATGGCGCTCGTCAAATTGCGGCATCGAACGCTCTAATGGTCGGGCAAGGCCATGCGAGCTCGCAGCCGGTACAGTACGGACTTAGGAAGTTATCACTACGGTGCAGGTCCCAGATACGCTTTAGCACTTCGTGGTCCGCTGCGATGTGTGCTTGTAGTGCTGTGCGCTCCCTGTCAAGTGTTCGGAGAGCTTCTGCGCGTTCGAACACTACTTCCGCTGGGTATTCGAATGTCATGGCGTCAGTGCACTCCTTAGCAGGTTAGTTGCCGGGTCTTGGTACGGAAGGTCGTAGCCTTGCTCACGCCATGCGATCTGCTGTACCTTTGCCTCGTCCATGCGGATAGTGGTCTCCCAGCAGCCGTGACATGCACCGCCATGGCGACGCCTATTCGAATGGCCTCGCGAGTCGCACAGCGCTTTGGCTTTGCGTGACAGGAAGTGCTTTTCGTTAAACGCGTCCGGTTCCCACCCAGCGGTGGACGGCTTATGCCCTTTCTTGCGTCGCTTACGTGCTCGCTCCTGGCGTACTGACTTAACGGCAAGCTCTACGCTAACTCTGCCGTTAGCTACGGCTTCCTGCGTCTTAACCGAGAGCTCGAGTAGTGACAGGTAGTAGCTCACCGTTGCTCCGGTAACACCACACAGCCGACCAATATCGTTTTGGGGACGAGGCGGGTCCGTCAGGTCACGGAGGCGAGCAAACGCGAAAGCCTTTTCCATCGGGTTAAGCTCTTCGCTGTGAACGTCGGAAAGGCCTACGAGCAAGGTACGCTCTACGGGGTCCTCACCGGGAGACATCATGTAGATTCGTGCGGGTATCTTTGCGGTACCGGCTAGTCTCGCTGCCGTCCAGCGACGGAGACCCGAATCGAGAATGTAGTGACCGGTACCGAAGCGGCTATCGCCACGAACGGAGACCGGTTGTACCATGCCGATCTCTTCGATCGAGTTAGCTAGGTCGGTTACGTCGCCGGCTTCCTTGCGCGGGTTGTCGGGATTGGCGTGAATGCGATCGACTTCGAGGAACTCGATCGTGTCCTGATATCTACCCACTGCTGGTCACCTCTTTTTAACTACTATCTGCGTGTTTACTATTCGCAGCGACACTCTGCACGTCGGACATAGTACTTTCGGTTCTTTATGCGCTTCAGTAACTCGTTCGATTTCGTTAGGCGGTCCCGGATGCGAATATGTATGATCGCATTCTAGAGTAATGCGTGTGCGTACTTTACCGTTGTCCAACTACGATCAACTCCTTGGCTGCTCGGGTTACTGCGGTGTATAGCCAGCGCTTCGGGTCGCTTTGCGGCAGGTATTCTTCGATTACCATGACGCGATCGGCCTGTGAGCCTTGCGCCTTGTGGCACGTCATAGCGTAGCCGTAATCGAACAGAGACAACCAGCGACCCACTTGCTGTTGCGTTTTCGGTTGTCTGAATTGCGGTAGGTATATCTCGCCAGTGAAGTCGAAGCCTTCGTCCATCATTCCGATGGTAGCGAATGCCGTGTCGTCCTTAGCGATTTCGATTTCCTTGATACGACCCCGCATGCCGTTGAAGATACCTGCCTCGTAGTTGTTCCGTAGGCAGATTACGATGTCACCGACCTTCGGTGTGCCACTTCGGCCTAGTAGTGAGCGCATGGCATCGTTCAGCTCGTTACGTGTACGGTTATAGCCAACGATGATCAGGTCGCCGTTGTCGGGGTCCATTTCGTAGTTGATCATCTGGCTTCGTGATATCTTTACGCAACCCTGACCGTAATCACCATTGCGAATTCCGCCTCGCGTACGAGCCTGGATCGACATCTGAATGATCGGCGAGCCTTCGGCCTGACGCAGGATTCGCTCGAGTCGGATGTCGGGCTTCTCCATCAGGTTGAACTCGGACTTAATTGGCGGTAGCTGACCGTGATCACCGACCGCCAGTACGGGGACACCCCAGCGGGTAAGGTCGGTCCAGATCTTATCGTTCACCATCGAGGCTTCGTCAACCACTACCAGGTCGATACCGTGCAACGGGTTCATCACCGGAGACCATTCCAGCTTCTTTACCGTCTCGCAGCCGTCCTTAGCCTCCGGAGCTTCACCGGTTGGCGTATGCTTCGGACAGGTACCTCCGGCGTAGAGGACCACTTCACCGGTCAGCTTGCAAACGTTCTGCGGTCGTGGTCGGTAAAGCAAACGGTGAAGTGTGGACACCTCCGAACCAGCGGGCAGTTTCTGCTTGAGCACGCTTACCGCTTTACCCGTATAGCTCGCAAAGTGAATATGCTTACCGGGGAAGTAGCGCGGCAACTGTCCGAGCAAGGTGGTTTTACCCGTGCCTGCGTAACCGCCGAGCGTTAGCGTAGCACCACGGATAATGTGCGGTCGATCGTCCGGGTCGATCGCTGCACCCTTGCTCCAGTCGAGAATGGTATCCAGTGCGCTCTGCTGGTCGTCGCTGAGTTTAATAGACACGGCGCCACGTCCTTCGAGTAGCTATCTCCCAGATAGTTGCCGTCGAGACGCCGAACTCTTCGGAAAGTGCGATGCATTCCGGGTGTCGTACGCCCTTCGGTTCGGGGAGCCTCTCTCTAATAGCTCGAACGTCGCTCTCGGTTAGCTTCGAATGGCTATTTCGTTCTCCCCGTGGATGTGCGTTATCGTAGTCGCGATGGCAGCTTCGGCACATCGGTACGTAATCTTCATAGACATCTAGTCCGTCCGTATCGTGTATCTGCGACCAGTCACGTGCTTGCTCGCCGCAAGCAAAGCAGGAATGCTGAGTAGCACGTCCCCGGACCCTCTTTACTCTAAGATGGCGTCCGGCATAGCCAACGCTATCGTACGATCTACTCAGCGTTAGGGGCAACTTCGGCACCTTCTTCGGTCTCGATGGCGGCCTTCGTGGCGGGCCAGATTTCGAAACCCTCCGCTGGTACGCCTTCGTCCATGAAGTCGAGAAGCTCTTCCCACTCGACACCCTCGTTCGATATGGCTTTCGAGACGCCGGTGACGTACCACTTACCGTTGTCCGCACGAATGGCAGCGTAGGTGTACGGCATGTTCTGAGCTGCCAGCAGTACCTGTTGCTGCGCATAGGTGGTCGGGAATGCATCCCAGTTGCGAGACGGAAAGCGCTTACGGAACCGGATAACCGTACCGGGAGGCTTGTCCTCTCCGTACTGCTCGGTCAATCGTTCGAGATCCGCCATAGCTTTGGCTGCCTGCCTTGCCAGCGCCATGACTTCGCCACGGGTCATTCTAGCCATCGTTGTCACCTCCGTTTAGTAGGGTGGCAGGGGAGGTCCGTCCAGTCGCTCTCTCACGAGTACCCCATACGGGGTCAGGTTGTACCTCGCTAAACGGTGTGAATACCTCCCCGCAGATATACTGCAGTATACTGCGTCGCGACTCACCTGTCATGTCTACAAGTATAGCCGATTTGCTACAGGCCTGTCAAAAGATTTTTAGGTTAAGCGACCGAAAAGGCCCTCACATTCCCGGTGCGGGGGTCAACCGGGTGTTCCCCCGTGAGGGCCTTTTCGGGTTCTGGACCTGCCCAGACCCCGTACTCTTGATAGCCGGCCGTTCGGCTTCTCAGCTGTTAGCCTACCCCAGCGGAACGTCGCTGAAAAGCTACCTAGGCCTGGCTTACCTTCGGGGGTCCGGGCAGGGTCTTTTTAGGCGCCGGTCAGGGCACCGACGAAGATGTCGAAGTGATGACCCTGACCGGTAAGGACGGACGGTGCAACGAGGTATGGCGTCGAGCTGTTACCAGCGGGGTTGGACGCCACTCCGGTAACGGACCAGTCACCGCCTGAGTTCAGCAGGCCGTCGTTGTGTGCCCCGATGTTGTCGCTCAGGTCGATATAGGCGAAGTGAACGTACTTGTTGTTGGCGGGAGCACTCCGGCTACCGATATCCTGCACCACGCCGAAGCCAGCGTTGTCCGGGAAGTCGAGGGAGGCAAAGCCCTTACTGGACGAGATGCCGAGCGTTACGTCCTTCGCATACGCCTCGTACACTCCGGGATGCACTTCCGTGAGGTTCAGCTTGAGCGTATCGCCCTGCGGAACGCACAGAGCGGGAACCATCGGATGGAACGTCGGCAAGATACCGCCTGAGTTCAGTGGCGTCGTGTTCGTTCCAGTAGTTGCCGAGAGTGTTCCGTTACTCCAGCCGACCTCGAACTGATTCGCCACGCAGTCCGGTCCGTTACGAACGATACCAAGCTGCGCCACATTGTTGCTTGAGTCGTTGCCCAGCTGGATGCCGATTCCACTCCACTTCGGATTCGGCGTGCAGGGGTAGCTGCTGCAGTACGGGGTCATCTGCTCGGCGGCCTTGCGGATGTAGAACTGGTCCTTAGCCGTGGTGAAGTGACCCGGACCGTTCATGTCGGCAAAGTAGCCGGCCTCACCGTTAGCGGTAACCACCGCCGGGTCACCGATGATCGAGGCGGAGGCCGCCACGGTGCCGAAGATGGTGGCCAGTGCCGCAAACGCAGCAATAGCCAAGAATGAAAGCTTGTGCATGTCTCTCCCTAGTGCGGGGTGAATTGCTATGCAGGACAAGCCTATCCGATTTCCTTAGTGGTTGTCAAGGGCGGGCAATGGTGCGTTCCGTAGAACCAGCCTTTGCATGTTTCGCATTGTAGCCATTTGCTACCGCAGTAGTTGCACGTACCATTAGCGTCGAAGTTCTTGCGAACGTCGTGAAAGGTTAGGCGTATTTGGCGCCATAGCCATTTTAGCATTACCTAGGCTATCTCCTTCGTAGGCCAGGACATGGTTTTGGACACGGTCGGTATGCGTACGCTGGATACGATCCTAAGCACCGTCTACTGCAAGGACACGATAGGACACGAAAGTTGAGAACGTTGGGATTCATACATGTAACCTTACGGGTGCATGTAAGGTACATGGTATATGTGGTGTATTTACGTGTCCTATCGTGTCCTTGCAGTAGAAGGTGTTTAGGTACCATGTCCTTATCATGTCCTATCGCCTCAGTATCTTATAAAAGATAGTGTCCTAGCCTATGTTAGACATGGTAGTCGGTAATAAGCCGAATACCCGACCAACCTTTCCTTCTTGGGGAGCCGCTAGTACGATAGCTGGAAAGGTTAAAGGTGCGGCTAAGAGTCCGTCCGAAGATCGCCGGAGATGGTAGCTTTTCACCGGTGTCCTCTGCCCATCGCTGAGCAGCTGCATAGAGATTTTCGGTTAGTTCGCTGTAGGTCGGGTCGAATTCGCAGCACGTAGTACCGAAAGCATATATCGGGTTTTTGCTGAATTGCGCTTCGGTAGGATCACGGGGGAATTGCGCAAGCGACCACCGCTGGTAGCCATCGATCAGCTGCGTTAGCACATAGTCTTTGGCGGTTATTCGTAGGCGCTCTTTTAGCATCGGGTCGGGCTCACGGACAGTTACGTTCCACGGTACAATCAGCAATCGCCTCCGAACACTGGCGTCAAGGTCGTTCATCGGAGGCGGATTGTTCATTGATACGTGGAAGGTATGCGATGCGCGAAACGTGTGCATGTTTTCGCGCATGCCACGCGCCTTTACGGTCGATTCCGATACGAGTAGCCGCAGTTGCTCGGGTGAGAGACTTCGCGAGCCCATATGAATGATCGATACGCGTTTTCCGCGAAGGTCTTCGAGAATGGTTTCGTGAGCTTCTTCACCGATTTTGTGGAGGACCTTCCAGCTGGCCTCATCAGCGTAGTCGCCCAACGCTTCACCTACGAGATCGAGAAAGGTGGATTTACCGTTACCGCCACTACCGGTGTGGAGGAAGGCGTATTCACCGAACACTCCGAGAAGTGAGCAGCCAACCGCTCGCCATAGCTGTTCTTGCCATTCAAGCGTTTGTACCTCATCGAAGTATTCCGTAAAGTCTTCGGGTGCTTCGATATCCGGGGAGTATACTCCGCTGGTTATGTGCGTAATCATGTGCTTCGAGTCGTGCGGGAGTATCTCGCCAGTTAGCAGGTCGTATGTGCCGTTTGGTGTGTTGAGCAAGTACGGATTAGCGTCGAATTTGTCGCGGGTTGTTACGATCGGTCGCTTCGTGCGTGCTATTCGGCATACCGCTGCGATACTGGCTGCACTGCAACGTGAGCGTGCTACTTCGCGGTACGGATTTGTCTTTGTTCCGCTGCTAGACATTTTCGGAGTGTCTTCGAGAATCTGACGACACATTTTTTCCGCGAAGTGGAATGCTGCGTCGTATTGATCCTCGCGCCATCGTCCGTCGCTATAGTTTAGCCATCGGTCCTCTGGAGGTATGTAACGGAAGCGATCACCGTATTCTTCTGTAAAGCGATCCGCGTATTCGGATTGCGTGTAATCACCGATAGTGCTACGGTCCTTGAGGAGCTCATCAGCTTCTTTGCTCATCTTAGCTTCCGCAACGCTCCATTCCAGTGACGGTAGAAGTCACGCTCCGCTTCGTATTCGCGTCCTTTGAGTTCGGTATTGTCCACGATGTCTTGCCATATTTCGAGTGCGACATTCTCGTTTGCTCCCCATAGGCATAGGAGGAAGGTGATATGGCTTAGTAGGTTGTCGTGATCCGAGTTCGGAGGTAGTCCGTCCTTTCGGTATTCGCGTACGTCGGAACGTGTGACTTTCTCGGACTCGCGGTGCTGCGCTTCGCGTTTCGATGGTAGCGGAGAATGGTTCGGCCATTGCGACAGCGCTGTCCAAATAGCAAGGCCAGAGTCATTGCCGGTTCCTCCATCTGGATTGTACTCTAGCCACTTGTATGGCAAAACTTCGCCGGTGACTTTGCTCGGCTTGCGTGAAGGCGGAATGGCTACCCAGGTGCGTTGACCTTGATAGTCAACTCCGCGAGTAATAGGATTGCGCTTTGGCTTTTGTAGGGTACGTACCCAAAGATGGTGACCGCCCGATGGTGTAGCGGTTATGGCTTGCACACAAAGAGACTTATTGCCAAGCGAGGCGTAATAATCGAGAAACTCGGCTAGTGAACAGCCATTTTGCGGGTCGAAATCGAAGACATCGTACGTACGACCCATGACGGCACCCAGAACGGTACCGACACCGCTCAACCATTGGTCGAGTGTCCGCTGGTCAGGCGTTTTGTCCTGCCATGCCTTCTCGATAGGATTGACTTTTCCGTTCGGCATCGACTTAGCGATAACCAGCGGAGTACCACTGTCAATTAGCTGTTGCGCAACGAAAAGGTCGAACTTGACAGGGCTTTTGGAGCCTGATAGCCTATCCATATGACCTCCTGCCGGCACGGGAGGTTGGAAGGAGCTTCCGGTCTGGTCGCCGGACCTCCTGAGAAAGGGCTTGGGTCGTCACCTCCCCAGGCCCTTTCTCCCTACCTAACCCTTAAAGGGCTAGCATATCAGACACTTTATAGGCCTGTCAAGACTTAAGTACCCTGAACCCGCTGATATGCCTTTTCCAGAGATTCCGAGAGGATGCGTTCCGTTTCGTCCGCATCCTTGGTGAAGTGCATCAGCGCGAAGAGTGCCGTGCACCATACGTCGGCGATCTCTTGTAGCATTTTTTCGTATGCGCCTTCAATAACGCCTTTACGCGGGTTCGCACCGGTTGCCGCGATTAGCTCGCTGATAGCTTCGCCTGCTTCTTCAGCAATCTTTGCGACCCGGGTCCAGGTTTGTGCTAGTGGCTGAGCTTGGTAGATGCCGCTTGTCTTCTTGTCGAGGAATGCATCGATTATTGATGCTTGCGCCTTTACGCGCGGTGTTAGTGTTGCGGACTCGAGCTCGGTAAGCTCACGTGCTAGCCTGCGGACAGTGTCTTCCGGACGTTCCGTTTGATTAGTCATTGGCTTATTTTCCTGTCCTAAAGAGTTCGGTTTTATCCGGTGAAACGCATTTACCTAAAGGTAGCTTTAGGTAAATGGCGATACCCATGGGGGTATCTGATGATTTGTATGACAAATGTCTATGTTGCTTCCGGCTGGCCTACGGCATCGCGTACGATTACCTGCTTAGTACCTTCGTTCGTTTGTATCTCGAACCAAGCTTGACCCGGTTCGGAGAAAACCGTACCTACGGAGGTAATATTGCTATTGAACGTCTGTAGTACCGGGCCCTCGTGAAGTGCTAGGCAAATCTCGGAGTTTAGGTCTTGAGCTTGCATTGCGTTCCTTTCGCATCTTCTCTAGTCCGACTTTTAGGTCGTTGTCGGTAAGAACAGCTACTGGCGGGCGCGCGGCGGTAGCACGATAGCGCTTGATTAGCTCCTCGATAGGCGGCATTCCTTTCTTAGCACTTTCAGCGTCTTCACCTAGCATTATCGACGCTAGTAGGTCAAAGCGATCGTAGGTAGCTTGCGTTGCATCGCTAATAGCCTTAGCTAGTGCTTCCTCGAACTCCTTTAGTCCAGCTATTAGCTTATCTTCGATTTTCTGCTTTATCGTGTCCTGACTAAGCTGATGCTTTTCGAACTCGCGTGCTTCACGTATTGCTTCCTTGAAGCCTTGCAGTATCTCGTGTCCTTCACGGATTGCGCTACGCAGGTCCTTGAGTGCTTTTTCCGCCTGCTCTAGCCGATCCATTACGTGCCTCCTTATGCAGCTTGTCCGAGTCATCCGGTAGCATATCATACGCACTGATTAGCATTTCCGTTACTGGGTGTGCAAACGCGTTACAGTGCTCTAGGCCGTGACCGACTGGAGTGTCCTCTAGTGCTTCGCTCCAGTCGCAGTCCGGGTCCTTACAGTGCGCAATTAGGACTATTCGTGGTTCGCTTATCTTAGCCACTAACGCAGTCCGACCTTTCTAATTGCACGCGTCCTCCGCTGGGTATGGTACGGACGATAGAGCTCCGTTTGCGTAGGGTAAACGCTGTTCTTAACGCCTTTAATGTACGTAATGCTCGGAAAGCAAGGCGTTCTCCCGCTAGCCCAGCATACGGGACAATCGACGCACTCGATAGTTAGCAGGTCGTAATAGTTAAGAATCTCCGCTATCAGACCGTCACGTGAAAGTCTAGCTGCGCTAAAGCAGCCCGGATTCAGCTCGAGTATTTCCTGTAGCAACTCGAGCTGACGCATTTGTGATAGCCGTCGCTTAAGTATCGTATACGGCTCGCGTCGGTTTAGCCACGCTACCGGACCTAGTGCGGTATTCACAGTCGCTCTTTAAGTAGACGTATTACTTCCGCCTTTTCGTCCTCGGGCAAGGCTACAAGGGCCTGCTTCATTAGCTTAGTTGCTACTTCCGTGAGCTCGGTGCGACTTGGAGTGGGAGGCAGCTTTTCATCGGGAAAGCTACTTCCTAGGACCATTTGGTTATACGCTTCCCAGACGGGATATACCTCCGCCTCTGCGATGAAACGCACTGCCACGAATGCTACGACTAGCTCGTGAGTATCCATTACTCCTCCGTGTTAATAAACGCACCGAACCCGTTCGGATCTACGGTTACGCTGCGTATTTGGACCCAGCGTCCGGATACGTTTACGGTTACGTTCTTCTGACCGCTATTCGATAGATCTACTAGTTGCAGGATAAGATCTTGAAGAGTAGTGATCACCTACTTTCCTGCTTCCTTAGCTATCTTGGCGGCTTCCTCTAGGAGTACCGTAAGTCCGCCTTCCTTTAGCGGACCGTACGCCTCGATACTAATATGTCCTTGTTTGTCAACGATGACGGTTACGCGAATAACTTTCATCGCTTGCTCCGAATGTTCGGCATGAAGTCGTGGAAGCGACGCATGTCGTTGGGCACGCGTTCGGGATCGTCGAGGATTTCCGGTAGCAGGTCGTAGTTGCCGTTAGTCAGATTGGCGACAAAGCGTTCCAGCACGCCTCGCGAAACGCGGTGGCACGTAGCATGGCACCACCAGCCGAAACGCCTACCTTTCGAGAACGCATCTGCGCTGGTACGGTTAAGTCCTTTACGCCTACGCGAGCGTTTTACCGGCTGCTCAGACAGCCCGCACTGACACGCTTTTGTCGGCTGAGCGATAACCCATTCGATATGAGCCGTACAGGGAATGACGGTACTGATATCGCCTTCGTTCTCCGTCAAGTTCTGAGCTAGGCGTTCAGCCTCAGCGTTGTCTTTGAAGCTCAGTAGTACTAGCCTGGCCATTCTCGCACCTTCTCTTCTATCTCAGCACCGAGTACGTGCCATAGCCTGCTACCGCCTATAGGGCGCAGAGTAAGCTTCTCGTGAGTTTTCAGCCACTCGCGAATCTCATCGGCTTCCTGATCGGTTACGGTAATAACGATACGCGCCATTAGAACGGAGCTTCCATTACGAAGTTCGGAACCGCACCGCGACTGATATGCAGCAGAACGAGAACGACCGCTAGCATCTGCGGATTCCAGTCCTGGTAGCCGAGATCGAGCGGGTCCATCTTTTCATCGAAGACTATGTCCCAGCCTTCGTTATCGCCGAATTCGATGGCTGCCTCGAATACCGCTTCGGGAACGTCCTGATTCATACTGCCGCCGAGCTTCTGCCACAGCTTCTTGAGCTCTTCGATGTCCACTGCGGTCACCTCCTGATTTAAGTCTATCCGATTTGCTACAGGCCTGTCAATAGGTAGAAACCCGGCTACTAGACGTAACCGGGTTTCTACTCTAAGTGGTCTTGAGTGTATCGACGAACTTCTGCCACGCTTCCGGACTGAACGACAGAATTCCGCCTTCCGGGTTCTTCGAGTCGCGTACGTGGACGGCTCCGCAGCAGTTCGGTCCGCCAGTCTCTACGCAGGCTCCGTTATTAGTACTACGACTGGACTTTTTATAACCTACTTCCACGCATTCACCGCAGGAGCTATGGCTGGACTTGTTGTAGCTAATCTCCACGCAGGCACCATTCCCCGTACTATGGTTGGACCTTACGAACTTAGCCTCTACGCAGTTACCGTTGTAGGCACTATCGCTAGACTTTGTCCACCGACTTCCGAGCATTAGCCTTCCTTTCCGCTGCCTTGCACTTTATCTGGTAACCGATCGGCATTTGCATCTTCTGCATGCGACCAAGGTCCTCCCAGGTTATCTCGCCCGATTCGAAGCCAGCGAGAATGTCGTCCCACTGGTTAGCCGGTCCCCGCTGGTTGCTCAGCTGCTTGCGCTCGGCCTTCGCCAGCTTAGCAGTAGCCTTAGCTTCCTTAGCTTGTGCCTTGTCACGCTGCTTACTCGCGTGCGTGTGTATAAGCCCCATGAATCTCACCTATCGTTATGACGAGCCACCGCACAATGCAGTAGCAAATATAGAACAGTAGCACGATCAGCTTGATCGAGTAAAGTACCGCCCAGTATGGCCACGTAATCGCGAAGAACAGCACGAGAAGTCCTAGCGGCATCGACACCCAGCGACGATGTCCGTTACGGGTCCGCCAGCTCTCTCCTACTCTGATCACCTTCGTCACCTCCAGTCTTCAGGATAGGCGCAACTGACAATTTTGTCAAGTCGCCAAGCAACGGAAACGTACCTACCTTACGCATCGTTGACTTATTGGCTTCTCTAAGCGCCTCGACTTCGTCTATGTAGATACCGATGACGTTGATCGCACCGAAGAGCGAAAGCTCCGTTACTACGTATACGTTCATTGCTGCTGAGCTGCCTTTGCCCTGTCGCTAGTAACGACGTCGAATAGGTCCTTCATATCCGAGAACGCTATCGCCTGCAGGTTCGTTTGCACTGAGCCGATAATTAGCACGTGGCCAAGCAGCACGAACTGATGAAAGTGGTAGATCACCGGCTGGTTAGGACGACTACCGAAAGCCTTGTCGGGACCGCTATCTTCGACTGCAAGCCCCCGCTGGATATTGTCGGTCGATACTTCCTCGTCGCGACCTTTCCACGGACCATCGACAAAGAGCGGCCTCACTTCAGCATTCCTTTCAGATAGCGGTAAACGGTCTTTTCGCTTACCTCGAGATAGTAGGCGATATAGGGTATTTTCCTTCCTCGCTGAAACATGTCCCTCGCTTTAGCTTCTCTCTTCTTACGCTCCTCAGTAATCGTTCGGCGACCGATAGCTGCTGCTTCGGCTTTCGTAATCTTGCTCATTGCGATGTCAGCTTTCGTAGTGCCATGAAGAGACGGCCTTGTTCGATCGCATCGTCGATAGCGAAGTGCGGACGTAGGTCCGTTTTGTCGATCTCACCGACTACGTGACGAACCTCTTCCTCCTTGAGACCGTAGTAGTTAGCTTCCTTCATCAAGCCATTCGCATAGCTGCGGATGTCGAGACAAGCGAAGCCTAGTGGATTCTTTCCTAGGAACGCGTGCATGTAGTAGTTGACGAAGGGAAAGTCGAATGCCGCTGGCCAGGCGACCGCGATTAGCTTTCCGTCGCTAGAAAGCTTTTCGCACCAGATATTGAAGGCAGCTACTACTTCGTGCGGTGCGCTCGGATTTCGTGTTGCTTCGGCGTATGCCTCGGTCTGCGTTTCCCACCACTTCATCGTTTCCGGATTCGATACCATTCCGAAAAGTGGAGCGAGCTTGTCGTAGAACTCATCGAGTGGCGTAACCGGATCGTCCACGAATGCTGCTGCACCTAGCGACAGCATTGAATTGATTCCGGCTACCGGACCATCGGTCTCGATGTCGATTGACACGTAAATCTCAGGCTTACTCATTGGTACCACTCCTCCGGGTTGTTTAGTACGTACGCGACGGTGCTCCTCGGAATACCCGTGAGCTTTGAAATGGCGCGATAGGAAAGTCCGCTATCTTTAAGCTCACGTAGTGAGCGATAGCGAAGTGTCTGCTCGCTGCGAATTCGCCTTCTGAGCTCCTTAATCGTTACATGCGAAGTCCTAGCGTGTGTCGCTGCAGCTGCGTTCAACTCGGGTCACTTTCTGCCTCCGTGGATATCTCGAACGGTCTGTCCGGTGACATTTCGCCAGCGAACGCGATGAGGTCATCGATGCTTTTGACATTCTGCGGCGTTGCTACGTGCTTTGCCTGTCGTGTATGTGTTAGCCCCCTAGTAAATTCGCTACGAATTACGTCTTGAGCTTGAAGTTCTCCTCCTTGAATGGCGTGGCATAGATCGCGTACCCGACACAACGGACAACCCTGCCAGTCGAAGTTCGGGTAGATTATCGGAGAATGCGCCATCTCCATTGCTAGTACCTGAGCTTGGTCCCACCATAGTTCGATCGCGTGTTGTGATATCGGCACCCGGAACCTCGTATGGAACGCACTGTCTGCGGAGTGATCACGGTTCCACAGACGCTGCAATAGCGGAGCGTACGCCGGGTGAACAAGTACACTTTTATCACCGTTATACACTTCGAGGAGCGTAGCTCGGTAAAGATCGTATGTAGTATCAATCCAAGCTGTAGATACCGTTCCATCTTTCAATATCCTAGGAGGCTCGGGTGCTTTCTTGCGTATTCCATCGTATAGCGCCAACGGTACCCTCTTACGCGTTAGCACCTGTAGCGCAGCTGCGTAACCGTACACTTGATGGTTATAGCGCCAGCCGGTCTTATTCGGCTTGGCTTTGTAGGTCTTTACCTCGCCAGGTATAGGATTACCGTAAGCATCGACATGCACGCGGTCAATAGTCCCAACGAGGTATATGCCGTAATCTGGAACGAGCGGTATCTCGAACGTGACTTCTGGCGCAACAATCTTATAAGGTTTAGTAGGGTTACGCTTTCCGTAGCGAGCAGTATAAGCTCGAACCATATCAACGACTTGGTCACGTTGTTCCGCCAATATCGCTAGTTCTTGACTACTAAGGGGTGCGCCGACCGTTTCGATATACTTCTTTTCCAGCTGCTCCTTGCTATCCTCGTAGAAGATCAACGCGGCAGCTACCGGATCGCCACCGAGAGCCAGCGAAGCCATTGAATAGTGAACGGCACTACCAATGTGCAACGCAGGGACGGGCATACCGATACGGTGCAATGACTGGCGTGACGGTGACGTGATATCCCACGCACGGCGGCACCGCTGGAAAGAGTTAAGCTCGTTTACGCTTACTAGGAACTTACCTTTGCGTTCCTTAGGAACCGGTCGCTGCTTCCAGTTAGGCGGAAATACTAGTTCCTTCATTCGGATCTCCGATTTAGTGCTCCTGCGCGGGAGGATCGTGAGCGTATTTCGTATTCCATATCTTCTATCTCGCTTTCTTGTATTACCTGAACCCGTAGCATATCGTCCATTGTCACCTCAAGTGACCTAGCTATTTCTATAGCGGATCTAAGCGACAGTCCACGAGATCGTGAGCGCTCGAACTTTGCTAGGACGGAGTCCGACACTCCTGAGTAGTGAGATAGCTCCTGGAACGTCCAGCCGCGCTTCAATCGATAATAGCGCATGTTCCTGCGAAACGTATCTACCGGGTTCATTGGCGTTTCCCGCAACTAGGACAGTAGAGATAATAGGTGTCCCTACGAGGGTCAGCGGTCAAGCATATATCGAGCGGCTCGTTACACTTCTTGCAACGACCGTAGAAAGCTGCTCGCTGGTCGTACTCGGACGGTGTTTCGAGGGTGCGCAGCGTATTGCCAAGACCGCCCGTTGTCTTTTTCTTTCGCTTAAACCATCGCACCCTTAAAGTATACCCGATTACCTACAGGCCTGTCAAACGCGAGGAGGTAGTGGACCGTCAGCTACCTGAATCCTTCGCGAGCCGGACTTATCGATACCAATGTGGTATAGGCACGAAGGAAGTGGGATAACGACCGTTACGGGCATCGGCTGATCGGGAAGCTTAAGCTTCTGAATCTGAGCGATTGTTGTAACGCCTGCGTGAATCGCATCCGCCGGTAGTCCTTGGTCCTGAGCGTTCTTAGCGTTGGCGACGCATGCGTTGCACCAGCCGATAGGCAACCGTTCATCCGCCTCCCGCTGGACGGCGGCAAACTCGTACTCAACGGTAACGAGTGCTGAAGTTGCTTTCTCTACTTGAACGCTTGCGTATCCCGGGCAGTCCGGCTTGCACGGAGCTACCGGTAGGTGGTTATGCGCTTCGATTTCCTCGGTGCTCATTCGAGTACTCCTTCTTCTAGAATCGAACATTCAGAATGCGAAACGGTAAGTGGCGGTGGCGAAGCTGGAGGAGCTACGTAGACAATTCCGCCTCCGTCGGTACTATCGATTTCCGTCCACGGGTCGTTCACCTTGCAGTTGTCGTGTCTAACGAGACGAAAGTGACCCGGCGGACTGTCTGGTGTGATGATGACGTTCACTGACATTAGCAAGGCTAGCGTATTGTATGTTGCGCTTCGACCTTCCTTAGGTGGCGGTACTGCTTCTGCTAGCTTATCGCAAACGTCCCGAGCGCATAGCAGGTCCTTCGCGTATTTCGTTTTCGCAGCATCGGTAAGCAGGTCCGTGAGACGCCCTATCGAGTACTTTACTGGCGCCATTCTTCCTCCTTCAAGAACTCTCCTAGCGCTTCGTCGATATCAGCTTGGCGTTTCTTAGCAACGCGACGTACGCGCATATCAAAGCTTTTAAGTGCATACATCCAGTATACCAGAACTGGCTGCGATTGACCGCGACGAAGGACGCGCGCAACGGCCTGTTCGTTCGTTGCTGAAAGGTAATGCTGCTCCGCAAATAGTACCTGATGCCCGATCCGCTGGAAGCCGTCCCACCCTTCCGCCATCGAGCCGATTGTACCAACGAATATGCAATTCGAATCGCTACTGTACGTGCTAAACGCATGTTCGCGTTGTCTTTCCGGTGTGCCCCCGTCAACGTAGGCAATCGGTACTTTGTTGACACGCGAAACCGCGGTGGCCAGGGAATGGGCGCTTGACCTGTACCAGGCGAGGAGCAACAACCTTCCTGGGTGGTCCTGTACGAATTCTGTCACCGCCTCCACCTTGGCTGATATGGTCAAACGCCTCAGCGCGTGAATCATCTGAGCCGAGCTATTCAGTGGCTCTCCGGTCTCCGGATCTCGGTAGTTCCTTTTGATTTCACGGTGTCGGTTGAGATCCTTCGGAGCAAGCTCCAGTGGAAGGTTAACGTCCCTTCTCGACAGTCCAGCGAGGCTCGGAATTTCACGCCATGATCTACGAATGCTATGCTGGCCAAGCAGCTGATGAAAGGCATGGGTATCTTTGACAGCACCGATTTGCAGGCTGTAGTCGCCTTGGTAGGTATGGCAGGTATCACGAGCAAACCTTTCGCGGTTACCGTACTTGTACTTGTTAACGAGGAATAGTAGTGGCCAAACGTCGACTGCGTTCTTTACTAGGGGTGTGCCCGAAAGCAGCCAAATCGGAGTGTGCGTGTGCTTTGTCCGTGACTTAGTACGCAGCAGCTTAGCATGATGCCACGCTTGCCCTTTACCGTTGCGCCCCATTCGATGGCTCTCGTCAAATACGTATGCTTTCCAGCGAGGGTCCAAGCACTCCGGCATATAGTCGTAGCTTGCAAGGGTGTTGTACGATACAAGCGTGAAAGCACAGTCACTTTGTAGTGCGGCGTGCCTAATCGCAGGACCGCAACCTCTCGGGGCAGTGGCGATCTCCTCCGCTGGTACGCCCCAGAGTTCAAGCTGCATTCGCCATTGCGGTATCAAGTGAGCTGGAAGTACAATTAGAACGGGAAACTGACCGTGTTCAACAGCAGCGTTAATTGCTACTGCCGTTTTCCCAGCTCCTTGCGGATCATAGCAAGCAAACGTTTCGTGCTCGAGAAAGAGGTTCGCTGCTTTGATTTGCTCAGGACTTAGGTGCATCGGGCATCGGCATCCAGTACTGTACTTGTACGCTTCGTGGATCTGAGCGTTCTTCAAGATAGCCTCTTCCGGTCCACCAGCCGGTGTAGACGCTATCGGGGTTGTACCATAGCTCGCTAACGAACCATCTGTCTCCGTGTCGCCAGGCACCGAGGTAGTAACCGTGTGTCGGAGGCTTCCCGCTATTCCATTGACTCGGCGTTGCATCTGCGTTCTCGGTAGTACCATTCGACATAACGTTGTGCCTTTCCTAGCGTCCACGAAGCGACGGGCGGTGACGTTACTTGGAAAGGTGACGATAAGAATCGACATGCGCGTCAAGCTGGGCTTTGGTGGCAGCTGCTTGCTTAGTAGCCGTACGTGACTTGAGGTACGCGGTAAGTGCTCCGAGGCACGCCACTACGGCAGTTACCAGCGAGGCGATTTCTCCGGCGTTCATTTCGCCTTCTTTCGCTTGCGTTTCTTCGGATGCTTTTTAGCCATTTTCGGTACACCCGGAGGCGGAACGCGATCCGCCTCCGTGAATTCGGTATTGAAGCCGAACCACTTGTTGTAACTGTAACGGGGCATGTCCCTCCTTTTCCTCAAGGCCCGGCTGAAACGCCTCCACTGACCACCGCTACAGCTAGCTGTGTCTACCTACCCGGACTGACAGACCGCCTAGGACTGGCTGCTCGTATTCCGGATCGCCGGTTCGACACCTTTGCCTGCGAGTAACGTCGGTTCCAGCCGGACGTTGAAGTCCGGGTGCCGTCAGAGCGTATCGGTAACGGCACCCGGATGCTTGGGATTAGCCCCAGCTCTCTTCATCCTCTTCGTCGGAGTCCTCGTCCTCCTCCGATTCGGAGTCGTCCTCGGTGGCCTCTTCCTCCTCCTCCTCCTCAGACTCTTCCTCCTCCTCGGACTCCTCTTCGCCTTCCTCGTCCTCGAGCTCGGCCTCTTCCTCCTCGATTTCGAGCTCCTCCGGTGCCTCCTCTTCGGCCTCATCGGAGGCGGCGGTGGCCCGGCGCTTCACGTAAGGCTCGGTCGGGCGCTCGTCCTGAACGAACTTCGGCGACACCTTGCGGATATAGGTCTTGTCGTCCTCGAGGGCGCGACCCTTCTTGGTGCTGACGACCTTGAGCACGACCAGGTTACGACCCCGGACCTCCTCGAAGCCCTCCACTACGGCCTCGCAGCCGTAATAGCTGGCGCGCGTCATGAAGACGTGCTGACCGACCTCGAGCTCGCCCTTGAGGGACTTCATCGCTTCCTTGCGGGCGGCGACCTTGACCTTCTTCTTCTCCTCGGCACGGGCCTTCAGCTTCGCGAAAGCTGCCTTCTTCTTCTCCTCCTTGATTGCGGCCTTCTGCTCCGGGGTCAGCTCTTCCTTCTTCTCGACCTCAGGCTCGGTCGGCTGCGGAGGCTTAGGCGCCGGTGCCTTTGGCTTAGCCGCCTGAGGCTTCGCAGCGACTGGCTTGGCTGCGGGCTTAGCGGCAGCCGGCTTCTTGGCGCGCAGCTGCTGGGACACAGTAGCCATTTCTAAATCCACTCCTCTGTTGCGGTTGCTTCCCTATGTAATGACCAGGCTATCATGCCCGGAATGGCATGTCAAGCCGGATCTTGATCGCGTACCTCTTGTGTCGCGTCCGCGAACAGTTCGCTCACGTACGCCTCTTCGTTAGGATCGTCGTCGTCCATCGTCATCTCCTTTCCCTCAAGGCCCTGCTCAACGGGGTTCGTGACGCATCTCGCTTTTTACGGCGGTTAGGTACCCGTTGAGCAGGACGTTCAGGGGTCAGCTTCGCAGCTGCGGGACTCCCAGCGCGTCCGTCCGCTGGCTGGCGATCGCCTTCCGGTCCTCGCTCACGTCCGGGTAGGTGAAGGTGCCGTCACCGATCCCGTTAGCGATCTCGTCGTAGTCCGGGAGCTCCACCGGCGGCTCACCGTTCGGTCCGACCGGGTCCTTCTTGAGGCGCATCATCTCCTTGGTCTGCACCGCGGGGGAGTCGAAGAACTCCTTGAGCTCCTTGATCGTGGCCTTCGCCATTACCTTCTCCTTCGTAGTTCGCATCCGCACTGACACGGAACGGGGTTCCCGTTGGGGAACGCAAAGCCGATGCACCAGTGCCGCCGCTTACCGGCGTGCTTGATGCATCGGTAGCACTTCACAGCAACCCTACCTTCCTCGCGCATGTCTTTCCCATCATGCGCTCGATTGTCTTCGCCCTCTTGATCGGGTGGTGGCACACGATGCACCGCTCGTACCGAATCATTAGGTCCTGGACGTCCTCAACCGGAAGCCTATCAGCTTCGGTGAGCTTCGGGACAATACCGGGAGTGTACTCCCACTCCCAGTGCACTTTCTCGCCCCCGCTGGTAAGGCGGTCCGAATGGATCTCGACCATCCTCATCGCGTAGGACGCAGTGCCCTTCTTGTTGGGCTTGACCACGTAAACGTCACCGTGGTACTTGAAGATGCCCAGCGTCAGCTGCTTGTTGCTAAGGTGCTCACCGGGATGCGTGTGCGGATTAGCGTCAGCTACCTGCTTCTTGATAGCTTCCTGACGGGCATGAAGACGACGCTCCATCGTGCGTGTTCCAGCGATGACCTGCTTCTCGGTAAGTGGCTTCTTACTTAGCAGCCACTCGGTCAGGGAATCGAGGAACGGGTTCGGGTACTCTTCGGTACCGTCGTCACGCTGAGCTCGATAGCTAAACAGGTACTCGACCAACGGACGCTGCGGCATACCGTTGATCCATTCCTTGAATGCGATCTCGGCCTGATGCTGCTTATCGTTCTGTCGGGCCACCTTGTTCGCCTCCCGCTTAGCTGCCGTTGCCCGGTATGCCTTGAGTGCGGTAGCGAGCACCTGACCCTTCTCCGACCAGATACCGCCGTGATTTACGCCCCCGCAGGCGCATTCGCAGTGATTACCGGTTGCACCCATGCAACGGTCGTCACAGTTCATGCCCATCTCGACACCGAAGACCCGCTCCATCGGAACGGGCCGCTGGCATTGCGGGCAACTTGCAGAGTGCTTGTCGGCCCACGAAGACAGCGGGTAAATCGTGTCGGTCTCCCGCAGAGGGCGCACGCAGCGACGACAAACACCTAGGAAGATGTCGAGCGGTTCGGCATCTACCACTTCGTAGGTAATCACTTGCGCACCTCCTCTCCTTCATGCTCAAGACTAGCAGAGACGAATTAGCTTGTCAAGCTGGTTAGCTTAAGTGCCTTACGGAGCCGATTACGGAACCTAGGCCCGAGGACTTTCAGTGCGTCGTTAAGGTCCTCGTCACTCGCGTCCATAAGGGCCTTAACGTAACCGGGCTGCCGACCGTTAAGTTTGGCTTCCTCGGTACCGGAACGGTACACCGCGAGTACCTTCGTACGATGCCATGCGAAGCGACCGTATTCGCTGTCCGGGTTGATCGGCACCGGGTAACCGGCTATCTTGTGCTCCTGTACTGCTTCGAGGAACTTAGCTCCCTCGTCCTTGTCGTCGAACGCGATAAACATCGCTACTACGTTACTCATTTCACGGTCACCCACTTCATGCACGTTTGTAGTACCTTGTCGTAATCGCCACTGGTCGCCTCGGTCGTGAAAGCGATAACCAGCGAATTCGCCTCGTCCCTACTAAGCTTGTACGTATTTTCTAGTCCGATACGCAGCTCACGTCGCATCTTTCCGACGATCATAAAGGCGTTGCCGCTACCGCCGGTAAGCTTTACCGTGATCTTCGGATACTTAACCGCTTCGTCCATGATCCAACTTCTCCTCCGTACCCTGCCTTGTACGCTCAGCTGATGAAGCGCCAGCTCCGGACGCGGTCGCCCCTGGACTGGCATGTCTGTCCGCGTCTAAAGTACGCGTGCCCTGAGCTGGCGCTTCATGACACTTACCGCTCGGGAAGTGTGCGGTCCACTTTGTCCGCTTTTGGGAGCATTTTAACTAGTGTGCGGAACCGGACGAAGGCCCGGTTGTCGTCCGTTACGATAGTGATATACGGATTGTTCTTCGGCTTGTCCCACACTCGGGTAACGGTACCCTCGGTAACTGTGCTCTCGTTCTCGCGGAACGCTACTCGATCGCCCTCCTCGGGCAAGCGCGTAAACATTTCTAGCTCTCCTTCCTCGCGGAATGCCGAGTGGTCGCTGCGGAATGCCGGATGGCTCCTTCGTGCCACTGCGGCATCTATTAGAGCCGTCACTGTATTTTCCGATTCACCGTGCATCGTGAACTCCGTTACCCAGTGATGCGTACTACCGCAGGCGCTGATCTGGATATCCGGCTTGCGCTCCTTGCGTTCTACGGTAATGCGATACTCAGGCATTCGCCTTTTCCTCCCTCTCGGCTGCGGTCTTTTTCGACTTCTGAAGGAATTCGATTACCGTATCGATGTCCTCGGGAAAGATCATCACGTGGTCGTCTACCGGCTTGTCGCCGCTCTGGTAGAAGTCTACGTACATGCCGTGACCGGTAGTGTGTGCTCTTATCTCGGTCTCGATACCGTGTCCGAATTCGATCTTGTCTTCCCAAAGCATACCTGGTCACCTCCAAGTATCAGGCTAGCACACCGGGAAACGCCTGTCAAGCTAGTATCGTGTCACGTATTCGGAGAGGTTCACGGGTGTACCGTTTGGTAGCACGATCACGCCATTACGCTCGGCCTTTTTGGCATAGCGAACGGTAGCCCACGTACCACTCCGAAGCGTTTCCTCCATTGTACCGGGACCGAATAGCATTCGCGGTGAGCTATCAACGATATGATGATTGCGAGTGAGGTATGGCTCCTCGGGTAGAATTTCATCGCAATACGAGTACGCACGCTTTCGCGGGTTGTTTGGCGGATGCAGGATGACCCAGTAGCCGAGCGTATGTGCGATCCAGCCAAACTGATCGTCCGCACCGATGCAGCTACCGTGCCTTACGAATCCCGGTGTCATACCCGTTTGCGGAGTGAGAAGGCGGGTAAGCGTGTTCCGCTGGGGAACCGTTAGCCCGTGTTCGCTCCCCGAGAATCCGAAGTCGCTCATAGCGGCTCCAATGCACTTGAACCTTGTCCGCAGTAGAAGTCCACGGACTCGTCACGCGGGTCCTGGTCATCGTAACGGACCAGCGGACCTTCGCTATCGCAAAGCATATCGCACCAGTCACCGAACGGACACGGAATCTCGGGATTTCCTTCGTGAAAGGTCATCCAGTGTGAGTGTGCCTTAGTAGCGCGTCCGAGACCGACTACCACTCCGGTGCGTCCCTTGTTCAGAACACTGTATTTTACGACAACGCGTGTTCCGGTACGCACCGGGTTATCCGGATCGGTTTCCCACTCGTCACCGTTGATTGCTACAAACTCTATTGTAGGCATAGCGGTCACCTCCATTTACTAAGTGTAGCAGATGATCACAAACCTGTCAAGTTAGCGATCTACGCCATCGTTGATAATGCTTCCAGCACTTTCTGCGTGCTGCGATTTCTTTACCGCAAGGTCCGTTCCCGTCATCCTCCTCGCAGCTTCCGGTACGACTTAGGACACCCCCTTGTATCCTTCGCAGCTCTTTTTCTTCTTTCGTCCGAGGGGTTCGTATTCTAGGAGTGTCCGAGAGGAGACCGGAAAAGCCGCTATCGTAGATCATATGGCAACTGTAGCATCGAGGTTCGTAGCTTTCGAGTAGGAACGGGTTCGTATCGTGCGTCCAGGACCACTGGCTTGCCTGCTTGGTACAGTCACTACACCGGAACTTAGTTGCAGGTCCGCGTTTGCGTCGTAGTTGCTGATGAACGCGATAGTATGCACGCTCGTCCATGATTTGTCAGTATACAACCGAAAGGGTTAAGTTGTCAAAAGAAGGCTTTTACCGAAAAACTGTTGACAATTACGGCCTTAGCATGTTATGCTGCAAAGGTGCAAGGTTCTAAGATTACGCCTGAGGAGATCGCTGCTAACCCGGGTGCGTTTCGGAAAGCAACTAAGACACGCGGACCGAGGCGCAAAACGAATCTTCCTAAGACAGAAGGCGTGCAGCTAACGGCAGCTCATCAGCGTCGCAGGGAAATGCTTTTCGGTACACCCACGGACGATAGCGATCCCGGTGAAGTACTGCTGCAAGAGATTAGGCGCACTGCTGGTCATATCGAATGGCTTCGCTTGCAGCTAATGCACAGCGACCCTGAGCAGTTCGTTCGGTCGTTGTGGTTGCGTGGAAGGATTAGCGGATATGTCGGATCTCATGAGATCGATACAAGCGATTGGTCAGCAGCCGGAGCTCTCTGGGTTGAGCTTTACCAGTCCGAACGAAAGCACCTCGCTAGTATTTGCCGAACCGCTTTGGCGGCCGGTATTGAGGAGAGACGTATTCGACTGGCTGAACGGCTTGCTGAACGAGTCGGAGAAGCTATCCGAGGAATGCTTTATGACTTGGGTCTAGATCCCGAGGATGATAACGTCCGGTCGGTTGTCTACAAGTGGCTCTCGCAGGCGCAAGGAGTAGACACGAAGCCTGCTACTGCGCTGCCAATAGATCCTTAGGTTTCAAGCTGATAGCACTTGGGTACATATACCTTGGGTGGTCCGATTGAGTTCTACGAGTCCGAGCCGCAATCAGGTCCGTGTAAAAGGAATGGTTCTGTCCCCGTCGAAGCGACTGGATGAGACAGATCCTATTCTACTCGCTGCAGCTCACTTTGCGCCACGAAATACCGACACATTGGAGCAGTGGTGTCGAGAGAAAGTCGGTCAGTATCTGACCCCGCAGCAGAGGCTGATCAACGAGTCGGTAATTCGGAATCGCTACACGGCGGTACCAGCGGCCCACGCTCAGGGGAAAAGCCGCTTCTCGGCGATAAAGACCGGTCATTTTATCGACTCGCATGCCGTGGGTTCTGCTTTTGTCGTTACAACGGCACCGACAAGCGCTCAGGTAGAGAGTGTGCTTTGGCGCGAACTGATCCGCGTGCATGCAGTGGCAGGACTCCGTGGCAGGCTTACACGAGCTGGGTATCCGCAATGGCACATTGGCGACGAGCTGGTAGCGTTCGGCCGTAGGCCTACCGAGGTAGCCAGCTTTCAGGGTATTCACGAACGCTTTATCCTTATCATCTTGGAGGAAGCCGATGGAATTCCCGAGCCGCTCTGGATCGCTGCGGATACTCTTGCTTCCAGCGGGCGGGCGCACGTATTGGCGATTGGCAACCCGGACAGCACCGACTCGTATTTTGCGACTGTTGTCCGACCCGGTAGTGGCTGGAACGTCGTCAAGCTCGACGGACTACGTTCTCCTAACTTCACTAAAGCCGAAGTAAGCAAGTACCCGGACCTTAAGCAGTACATGATCGACAATGGTATTCCTCCGGCCGATGGGTCGGTGAAGGAATACCCAATGTCCATTCGGGCAGAGTGGCGCGAAGCGTTGCTTAACCCGGAGTGGGTCAATGAACGGATGCACCGCTGGGGGGTCACCCGGTTTATCGACGAAGGCGGAGTTGCCCGTTGGCGCGAATCGTCGCTGTGGCTGAGTAAGGTACGCGGACAAACGCCGACCGAAGGTAGCGAAGGACTCATCCCGCTGTCCTGGGTCGAAATGGCTATCCGCCGCTGGAAAGACTGGGAGGCAGCTGGTAAGCCTACGATTCCAGGTAGGACGTTTTTCGGTTGCGACGTTGCGGATAGCGGTACTGACGAAACGGTAATGAGTACGCGTCGCGGGCACGTTATCGAAAGTCTGGTACGCACGGGACAGCAGGATACCGAAACGACCGGAGCGCGCCTTGTCGGTCGTATGGAGAAGCAGGCAAATTGCACGTCCGTTGTTGACGCTGTCGGAGTTGGCGTAGGAGTTGTAAATTATATTCGGGCACGCAAGTATCCGGTTATCGCGTTTAACGGTGCAGCGAAGGCGTACCAGCGTGACGAGACGAATGAGTTCTCCTTCGCTAATGTACGTACTGCAGCATACTGGCACCTCCGAGAACTGCTGGACCCGATCAACGGTCCACGGGAACTGTGCCTTCCCGATGAAGAGGACCTGATTACGGACCTTACCATTCCGAAGTGGAAGGTACGGACCGGTGGAATTATCGAGCTTGAGCCAAAAGAGTCCGTGTGTAAGCGCTTGAAGCGTTCACCGGACTGCGGTGACTGTGTTGTTATGACGATGTGGCCTGATAGCTCGGAATTTAGTAAATCGCGTATTCACGAGTATAGCGAGAGTTACGATGAGCATGACGAATGGGCTCCGAACCCGCATCCGCCGCAGCTAATCGAACCCGGATTGCGTGCGGTGAGGCGTATTTCCGAGCTAGGTGATCGTGCGTCAGCTAGGCGTCCTAACCCGCACGTTTTTGACTACGCAAACAATGGCGGTGAACTGTGGTGAGTTATGGCGATAGCTGACGACTATAACCAGGGCGGGGCTAAGCCGCTTAACAAGCTAGCACTGCTTACACCGAAGCAGAAGAAGCAGATTCTCGGTGCTGAGATAGGTACCGAGTTCGACGCTTATACTCGCTTGTTTGCTTCGTTCGGTCAAGGTGATGTCTTCGAAGTAGGCGAGTGGAAAGCTCGCGATATGGACCTAATGCTTAGCCGTGACGGAGACGCCCGAATGGTCGAGCAGGCAATTACGTTGCTACCTAGACAGACCGCATACTCCCTTACCGGTGCAAAGGGAGATACCGGTGAGTTGGATCTGTGCGAACAGCAGCTGATGTCGCCACCGGAGGCCGGAGGTTTTAACCCCGGTATGGACGTCATTATCGGGCAGATGGTACAAGCTTGCGTTTACAAGAAGGCGTTCTTCGAAAAGCACTACGCGCTGCAGGACGATGATACCGTAATGATGGATAGCCTGCAGTGGCGCCCGCCTTCTACGTGCGATATCCGACGCGATGAACATACGGCACGCTTTGACGGTTTCAGACAGCGAGCCTGGTGGTACGCAACGTCACCGTCTAAGGCCCAGCGGAGTAGCCAGGAAACGGGTATCGGTGGCAAGAACTTCACCGGGTACTTGGATATCCCTAGGATTCGGGCCTTCGTATTGCTACACGGAGTTGATCGTGCACCGTTGACCGGTTATAGCGATATGGACGTTGCGTACTGGGCGTACAAGCAAAAGCAGAAGGTACTGTTTCTCTGGCTGCAGTTCCTAGAGACTCAATCACTTCCGAAGCTAGCAGTTTACGGTAGCGACCAGCCTCAAGCTGACGATGCTGCCGAAGCTATTAGCACGATGAAGGCCAGCGCAGTAGGAGGCTTTCTTAGACCGCCACCGGGACAGAAGCTGTTCGAGGTAATCGAGTCCAGCGGGAAAGGTGCCGAACAATTCCAGCAGGCGATTCAGTACCTTTCCTCGTACCAGAGTAATAGCTGTCTTGCCGGGTTCTTGACGCTAGGTACGCAAGCCTCGCTGGGGCGTGGTTCATATGCCCTTGCCGAGTCGGCAAGTGACTTCTTCCTCAAGTCCCGTCAAGCGTTCACTACGGAGATCTGTAACGAGTTTACCCGGCAAGTGATCATGCCGATCTGCGTACTAAACAAGTGGGGATCGAATGCGAAGATTCCTCGGCTTACTGCTGCACCCCTTAGTGAAGCGAATGCGCAGGCTGTTACCAGTGCGCTAACGGCAATGGCAGTCGCACCGGCACTAAGCGTTCCGCATGAGTACGTACTACTCCTTGCCGAGAAGGCGGCCGAGATATTCGACCTCCCGCTGGACAAGGTGAACGCGTTGCTTACTTCGCAGGCTGCGATTGCTAGGGCAAAAGCAGCTGATCAGTCACCGCAAGGTCAGGGAGCAGCTACGATTGCAGGTGCAACGCAAGCTGCAAGTCAACTAGCATCGGGGATGACGAAGATTGGTAATGGCAGGCCCCCAGCAGCAACCGTCTAGTACGGTACAGCAGCAACCGCCACCGCCTAGTACAGGAGCTGCGGTTGTAGGCGGACTTGTCGCTGCGCAAATAGCCGGATTGCTAGCTGCTGCGATCGTACCTACTGCTACCTACGAATCGCTAATACAACTGCTTCACCTAAAGGACAAGACGGAAGAAAAAGCACTCGAAACGGTGCTGCATACGCTAGAGAAGTATCAGTTGCCGAAGATGGAAGGACTCGGAGCTGCTCAGCGTTACGTAATTCAGCTTAACGAACAGCGTAGGGCAGCCTACGTACCGACTGCGGTAGCGAGAGTAACACGGCAGCTTAAGCAGTACAGCGCGCAAGGTCTAACAAACGAACAAGCAGTACGACAGGTAAACGCTCAGGAGAATCGCTACTTCGGGCAGCATATCCAAGCAGCTCAGCAGCGCGTTCTTGCCGCCAGTAAAATTGACGGACTGCGGTATCGCTACGGTGACGTACTCGGCTGGTATGCAAGGATGGATAGTGACAAAACGACACCTGAATGTCGTGCTGCAAACGGTAAAAACTTTAGTGCGCTAAAACCTCCTAAGATTGGCTGGCCCGGTCTGGTTCACGTTAATTGTCGTTGCGAACCCGGTAAGCCCTTTAGAGACGGGAAGATGCTACGGTGACGATGCCTGAGATTCCGGGTGAGCCACTTGAGCGAGTGGTCGAAATACATCACCACCACTACCACCCGGTACCGCAGATGCAGCACGGCTGGCTGAAGTTCGTCGTACGGGATCTCGAAACCAATCCGAAGTCGCAATTTGCCGTGCATAAGTGGGGGATGTACTACTGGTTGCTTAACTTCCCGTTGATTACTTGTCTGTTCTTTTTCGCACCGGCGTTGTGGCTAAAGCTCGGTATCTTCATCACGCTAATCTACTCGATCTATGCGAACTTCGCAACGGACTACGGATCAATGTCCGCCGCAATGGCTGCGATGTCGGAGGAGGTAACGCATGCTACTCCTCCAACAGATTGAGCTAACGAATACTCCGCTGGAAGGTATTACCAAGCAGCTCCGCGTTGACTACCCCGAACGTGCGTTGGACTGGCTTAGCGATCTAACTTGGGCGAAGCCGTCCGCTGTTCCACTGGATCAGATTGACTATACCGACAATATCTTCGAACGGGTGCGTACTAAGGAGCAAGCTAAGGTAGCAAAGTTCGCAAAGCGTATCTCCGCTGGTTGGCGTAAGCCCGTTATCTTGATCAAGCGACCGGGTATGCCGTTGCTGAAGGCGATTGACGGTCATACACGACTAGTAGCATATAAGTCACTAAACGATCATCCGCCGGCAATGGCGTGGGTCGGTACAGCTAAAACGAAAAAGGGACCGTGGGACTCGTTCCACAAGAAGCAGCTACAAACCAGTGGTCTCTGGTCGCAGGTACTCGACCTAGCTGAATACGTTCGCACTGTCGCAGGTGAGGAGTGGTTTCACGAGCCTATCGGTTCGCTAATCGTTAAGCATTCGCACTCTGAGTTGCTAGCTATGCGTACTGCTATGCAGGCGAAGTATCCGCGTAGTGACGAGCGGGTAAAGAAGATTCGCGCCGCTGTCGTAGCCAGCCGAAAGGCGGGACACCACCTAGCAGGTGCACAAGAAAGCGGACCTAGTACCCTCGAGAAGCTTCGTCCTACGACTGTTAAGGTGAAGGATTGGGCTATCGGTAAGACACTAGCCGAGAGGGATAAATACGTTTCGGATACGCTTCGTGAGAATATGCTGAAGGATCCGCCGGGTACGCCAAGTGCGCATGCGTACGAGAATACCGCGATGAATCTTAGTATTCCGGTGAAAGCGGTACACGACGCTGTCGATCGATACACCGCGCGTGAAGCTATTCGAGCGTATCCGAACGACGATACCGCGCTGGACGAGAATCAGAAAGAGCTACTAAGGTCTACCGGTGAGTATACTTCGGCACCGAAATACCGGGGCATTTCGGTAAACGAGGACGACCCGAGCGTTCAGCAATACCTCCAGACGTACGGTGCTATCGCTGAGATACAAAAGAAGATTCGGGTTGGGTTGGAACATCAAGCTAAGCTAGTACCGAGTGTCGTTCGTGGTATTCACGTAACAGTACAAGCTCCGAAGTACGAAGGTAAAGTTAAGGTTGCACGTCCGGGTGCCTATCTTGGCGGAACGAATGAATTCGGAGGCAATATTAAGCTGCATCCAAGGCTTAATATCCGAAGAGCGTATTCCGAAGACAATTTTCACGTTCCTATCGATACTCACTATGACGCACTTGCGGGATCGCTAGCGCATGAGGTTGGGCATTCGGTGCATCGCCACTTGCCGCGAGGCGGTCGTGATCAGGACCTATGGAATCGACTAGCTAGTGCAATCGGTCTGGCGAGTGGACCGCCTAAGCTAAATCATACCGATCTTGCTGAATGGAAAGCTCAGTATTCGCCTGCGGAGCTGAAGGATTATCCTAGCATCGCAGATACGATTAATAGCCAAACGCAAGAGTCCCTTGATCGCCTCGACGATCGGATAAACACCGGTGTTATTCAAGATTGGATAAAGCGTAACAAGTCTATACTCAATCACGCAGTGTCGGAGTACGGTACGGCTACTCCAAACGAGCTGCTTGCTGAATTGTGGGCCGAGTATTCGATGAGTTCGCATCCGCGACCGGCGGCAAAGGTGTTTGGCGAATACGTGAAGGCACACATTCAAGATAAGGAGCTGCAACCGGTATGACTACGAAGCTGAGTAGCTCCTCCGACGCAGTTGAGCCTCCACTGACGAAAAAAGAACGCTTGCTGATTAAGCTAATAAAAGCGATGCGTAAACCGCTCCAGCTTAGCACACAGATCGACCTAGCTGAATACGTACGTACCGCAGCCGGTGAGGAATGGTATCACGAACCAATTGGCAGCTTGATAGTACGTCACAGCCATGCTGAATTGCTAGCTATGCGCCAAGAAATGCAGGCGAAGTACCCGAGAGACGATCCTCGCGTTAGGAAGATTCGTGCTACCGTTATCGCCTCTAGGAAAGCTGGACATCACCTAGTAGGTGAACAAGCTACCGGCGGACATTACGAACCAGCTATTGCCCGCTGGAAAAGGGCGCAATCGACCGGGGAACGCGATATAAGTAGCCCGAAGCACGAGGGTGCGATAGCTGATACTAAGATCGTTGAGTATAAAGACGGCTCGAAGTGGGTACACAAAGCCGCGCTTACGCCGAGTGATGCGAATCACGAAGAGCTAGCATCTAAAATATCGGATATAATCGGAGCTGGTGCGCCGCAGATCGTTTATCGAGGTCCTGAAGGTGGCGGATATAGCAAGTTTAACGAGAAAGTAGTAATGCCGCTCGTCGATGGTAAAACGGCATCGGAAATAGAAAGTGAACCGTACGAAGCTAGCGACAACGCTACTACTCATGCGGATAGAGTAGTGGCTGCGTATAAGCGTATTCGCGCTGCTAAGGACTCTCCGGAAGCTAAGCGAATCGGACTGCTAGACGTGCTAATAGCTAATAGTGATCGCAACAACGGTAACTGGCTGATAACGCAGGACGGTACTCCAATTCCGATTGACCATTCGTTCGCATGGCATCCTAGTGTAAATCACTACCCGACCGGCTTTGCACACCTCGTTAAGCCTAGTGACTTTTCGAATGCGGAGCTCGATCGAATCGAAGCTGAGCTTAAGAATCTCCGAAGTACGGGTAAGCTAAACCAGCACCAGCTTGAAGATCTATCGACTTCGATAGAGACGCTTAATGAGTGGAGGAGTGGACTATGGCGGATTCTCTACGCCTTCAAGTGACGACGTTTAACGGCGATAAGTTGGGTACGATTTCGCTTGAAAACGGTAATCTTGTCGGAAGTATACCGCCATTGCAGGAGATGGCGGATGATAAGATACGCGTGTACGGTAGTGCGCAAGCTGCGTATGACTCGCTGAAAGGCTTTAATAATGGCTATCTCACGATCTTCGAAGATAGCACCCTCGGTGGGCAACTACGGGACGCAGCTCAATCGGCTACAGGCAGCTAAGCAAGACCCGGCATACTATTACCCGAAGGGAGGTACCGTGAGCGCGCAAACGGCACGACTTTCGGTTACGCCAAAGCCGTACGGTAAGCCAGGCGGTCCGGGACTATACGGCGTAAAGGGACAGAAGCATTCGGACTATTTCGAGCAAATCGTCGGCGCGATGATGAAGAACGGTAAAAGCAAGGGCGAAGCTTCTGCAATGGCGTGGGGAATCCTCCGTCGCTGGGCTCGGGGCGGCGGTAATGTACATCCCGAAGTTCGTGCCGCTGCGATAAAAGCTCTCGCCGAAGAGAAGACAAAGGTACATGCGCATTCGAATATAAGTGCGCAGGTAATTGAGCTGTTCAACCCGAACCACGGACCCGGTGGCCAATTTGCCTCGGCACCCGGTAGCGGTGCAAAAGCAGCTAAGATTAAGGCTATTCGGGGAAAGCTCCGGTCGATTCAGTCGCAGATCGTAACTACCCGAGCGGCTATCGAAGCTGACATTAAAGCGAAGAAAGCGACTAAGAAGTCCGCATCGAAAACGATCGGTAAGTCAGCTAAGCAGCAAGCCGCCTCTGCCAAGGCTTCAGCGGCTGCTAAGGCCTCCGCGACAAAGAAGACCGCTACTAAGACTAAGAAAGCTCCGTCGCTGGCTGCACTGCAGTCAAAGCTTACGCAACTTCGCGCCCAGCGGAAGGTACTACTCGGTCAGCTCGCAGCCGCACAGAAAGGAAAGTAAATGTCGATTCATATTCAGTGCAAGAACGATCGGTGTCGACGCTTCGAAATCATAGGTCCGGGTCATCCGGCGGTGCGTTTCAACCCGGAGACGCAGCAGCACGAATTCTTCGATCGTACGGCGGTGATCGACCACCACCCGAGCTGTTCCGGTGACGGTAGCGATCCGCTTCACTTCACCTTTATGGCAGGTACCGTCACTATGGTCGGAGGTATTCCGCCCGTGCTTGGAGGTATTATCTAATGTCGTGGTATATGACCGATACCGGTCGGACGAACTCGATACTTACGTACTTTCTCAATCTTAGCGGTTCGCTACCAACGCAGCCAACTGGCTTGCGCCTGCGTTTGATCAAGACGCAAGGTGCGGGTAACGGTAACGTCAACGGCTCGAACGGTACCGAGCTCACCAGCGGCAACGATCCGGGCTATACTGCTCCTTCCACGGTAGCCATTACGTTCGGTGCAGCTTCGAGTGCCGTTTGCACTTCGACGAACCAGCAGCAGTGGACGGCAACCGGTACCTGGACGGACGGTGTCGCCGGTGCCGAGATCTGGGATATCGCAGGTACGCCACTCCGCTGGTTCGGTGGCGCACTTAGCACAGCGATCTCTGCCAGCACGGTGATTAACGGCGATACCGTTACGTTTGCATCCGGGGCAGTTTCAGTAAGTGGAGTGGCGTGGTAGTGACATGGCAACCTTAGTAGCAGGTACGAACGCAAACGTCGTAGTGCAGTCCGGCTCAGCTGACCGTATGGTGCTAATCGCTGTACGTAACGTGAACACCGGAGATACCCTTGACGTCGGTTCCAGCGGAATGGGCGTCATGCAGTTTATCAATCGTGCGGTATGTATCTCGGTGACCTCCTTCGTAGAGATCGCCGTTAGCTTTACCGGAACGGTACTGACAATGCCTTCCGGCCTAACTAACGATGCCGGATACGTGCTGCTGTGGGGATCCGGACTTAACTAATGTCGACCGTTACCCTATACGGGAATAATCCGTCAACGACCATTGCTACGAACGGTTATAACGGTTCAGCAACGGCGGATACTCCGTCATCGGGTACTAGCGAGACCGGCTGGACGTTCACTTCACTTTCGGGCTTTCCGGTAGCTAGTAGAACGGC